TGGCGACGATCCACGGAGAGCGGAGAGGGACCTACGGGGCGGACTACCTGAACGTGGGCCCGAGCCTGATGGCCCTGTTCCCGCAGGGGGTGGAGCTCAAGAGCCCGAGTGACTTCACCCGGTTCGCGCTGTTCGCCCAGGCCCACGGCAAGCTGTGCCGGTACGCCGCGAGGTTCGCCGCCGGGGGCCATCCAGACAGCCTGGATGACACGGCCGTGTACGCCCAGCTGCTCAAGTTCGTAGATGAGAGGGAGCTATGACGTGCTTTTATTATAATGCAGATCCACCAGACGACTTCGCCAAGGATGGAATACCGCCAGCATTTACTCGCCGGTTCATCAAGCTCAGGTCGGACGAGCCACAATCGCCGGAGGCACCGGAGGGATACAAGATGGAAAATGACTCCGAGTTTCGGGAGCGGATCAAGGCCGAGCGGATACGCGCGTACGCCGACAAATTGGATGAGCAGCCTTGCGTCCAGCCCACCATGAAGATGGTGATCGTCGCGATGATGCGCCACGTGGCCGACGCGATCGAGGGCCGAGACCCTCCGCCGTGGAAGGAGATCAGGCCGTCATGATCGTCTGCGTGTTCGACACAGAGACCACGGGATTGATCGACAACCACGTCAAGCGGCTCGACCGCCAACCCGAGGTCATCGAGTTCGCCTGCGTGTGGGCCCAGTGGGATGCTCTCGATGAGATCATTGAGAGCTTCGAGACCCTGGTCAGGCCCCAGTACTCCAGGCTGGCCGACAAGCCCGAGAAGGAGAAGCCCCACGGCCTGACCGACGAGGACCTCAAGGACTGCCTGACCTTCGACCAGGTCTCGGAGAAGGTACTAGCCCTGCTGACTGGCACCCAGGTCGTCTGCGGCCACAACCTGTCGTTCGACATGGAGATGATGGACATTGAGTACGAGCGGCTGAGGCGGAAGATAGCGTGGCCCGCTGCAAGGATGTGCACGGTCGAGCAGACCATCCACATCACTGGGAACAGGATCAAGCTCGAGGACCTCCACGAGATGCTGCTCGGCCACAAGCACGAGAACGCCCACAGGGCCATGGACGACGTGATGGCCACGCTGCGGTGCCTCCGTGAGATCCGAAGAAAGGGGTGGCTGTGACCTTCATCAAATTCAAATCATCACCCAACGTCAAGCCTGGTCCAGTCACGATCAATGATGGTCGGCACAAGCCCCTGATCCTCTACAGGTCAACCGATGATCGACCCCTCTGCGGAGGAGACCTGGTCGCCGGTCGGGTCTACGAGATCGACACAGAGACGGGCGAGGTCCAATGGCCTCCCAAAAATCGAAAGATGAGAAGAGGGAGGGGATGAGTGAGTTTGAGATAAGACAGCTCGATGATCCATTCGCCAAGCTTCCGGCACTGGCTGAGCGCCTGGGGGTTGAGCCTGCTGGCGCCGATGAGCGAGCCGGCGTCTACTTCGTGCTCAAGGATGGACGTCGCTACTCGCTGTTCGCTTTGGCAAGCGCCTTCTTAGATCGCATGGATGGTGCCTTATGAGCACTTTGACTGAGGCAATCAGGATCGGAGAGGAGGCGGCCAGTCGGGCGATCGCCCTGGCCAACCGGGAGCGCCGGCTGAAGTGGTGGCTCTACCGGATCAAGTTCCTGCTCAAGACCGGGCGGGCGCAGAGCGCGATCAACACAGCCGACCTGGCCCTGGAATTTTTAGCCAAGGGAGTAGAGGACATGCAGGGACCTCCCCACACGTGGGTCCACGCGCTGCACCAGGTGACCGGCCTGTTCGCAGTCAAGGGCACGAGAATGACCGACCAGGACAAGTCGATAGTCAGGACTATCATGAGGGACGTACTGGCGGAGATGGAAGATGATCAGAACTGGGTACAGCTTCAGGCTGGCCGTGGGCCACGTCCAGACGATAGCGAGCCGTTTGTCTGAGCTGGGTTGGCCGGCGGCCCCGATTGCGGATCGGTCCTCGACGTTCGGGTTCGTCCCTTGGACGAAAGCCTGTAGAGATGCAGGCTTGCGTCCAGTGTACGGTGTAGAGCTAGGCGTGAGTGCCAACTGGGGCGAGAAGCGGCCGAGGATCGACAACTGGGTGTTCTTGGCCAAGCGTAGCTTGGCCGAGCTCCACCTGCTGGTCAAGACGGCCACGTCGGCCTCCAACTCCAAGCTCCCGGTGCTGTCCTACGACGAGGCGATGGCCGCAGAGGGCGTGTTCAAGATCGCCCAAGAGCACGTGGACCTGGACTACGCAGACTTCGACGTGGCCGACGTATTCATGGGCGTCACTCCTGCGACACCTTTAGCTACGCTAAAGGCGGCGAAGGCGAGAGGAGCCTGGTTCGTCGCCCACCCCCGCAACGTCTACCCACGCGCCGAGGACATGGAGCTGTACCGGGTGATGCTTGGCCGGTACCTCGCCTCGACCCAGACCTACCCGCAGCATATAACATCAGACGACGAGCTCCGGTCTACATTGATCCTTTCAGGAGTCAATGTAGACGAGGCCATAGAGCGCCGCTGTGCAATCTTGAACGATTGCACCGCGGTCCTCGAAACGGCTGAGCTCCTGAAGTATAACAGCCCGCACAGCCTGCGAGACTTCTGCGTTGGTGGGGCCTCCTCACTCGGAGTAGACTTGACCAATCAAGTCTACTCTGAGCGACTAGACCGAGAACTGGCGCTGATCGCCGAAAAGAGGTTCGAGGACTACTTCTTCATCATCGCGGACCTGGTCGCGTGGGCCAAGCCGCGGATGGTGGTGGGCCCAGCAAGGGGCAGCTCATGCGGCTCCTTGGTCTGCTACCTGCTGGGCATCACGTCCATCGATCCCATCCCGCACGGCCTGATCTTCGAGCGGTTCATCGACGTCACCCGCGCGGACCTCCCAGACATAGACCTCGACTTTTCGGACGCCAACAGGGACCAGGTGATCGCCTACGCCGAGGCGAAGTATGGTGAGCGAGTTGCGAGGCTGGCCTCGGTTGCCATCTTCCAGCCAAAGTCCACACTGGCCAGGGTCGGCGCCGCGCTCAAGATACCCACGTGGCAGGTAAACAAGGTGGCCGAGACCGCGATCAAACGCAAGATGGGCGACTCTCGCAAGAGCAGCACCATCGAGGACACGCTGGTCGAGACGGACGCCGGAAAGGAGATGCTTCGGGACTTTCCAGAGGCCATGATCGCATCTCGCTTCGAGGGCCACCCGGACCACTCCGGCATCCACGCCGCAGGGCTCGTGGTCACGGACAAGCCGGTCACGACCTACGTGGCGGTGGACATGCGCAGCAAGACCGCGATGTGCAACAAGTACGACGCCGAGGCCCTGAACCTCCTGAAGATCGACGTGCTCGGACTGACCCAGCTCTCGATCTTTGAGCGGATCCTAGAGCTGATTGGGGAAGAACCGAGGAGCGGTTGGTTGGAAAAAATTCCAACCAACGACCCCGAGGCCTTCGAGGTCCTGAACAGGCACCGCTACTGCGGCATCTTCCAGTTCGACGCAAACGCCATGCGGGGCCTGGCCCGCCAGATCCAGTTCGACAGCCTGGATGACATCATCGCGGCCACGGCGCTGGTTAGACCTGGGCCTCTAGCGAGTGGATCAACCCAAATGTGGGTTGATCGACGCGCTGGAAACTCAATGGTAACCTACCCGCACCCCATGCTCCAGGAGTACCTCGAGGAGACGCTAGGCGTGCCCGTCTACCAGGAGCAGGTCTTGAAGATAGGGCGGGAGCTTGGGGACCTCTCCTGGGCCGACGTCACAGCCCTGCGCAAGGCCATGAGCAAGAGCCTGGGCGCCGAGTACTTCTCCCAGTATGGTGACCGATGGAAGAGTGCCGCTGTCTCGAAAGGACTTCCTTCCGAGATAGCGTCAAAATTCTGGGATGACATGTGCCAGTTCGGGGCGTGGGCGTTCAACAAGGCCCACTCCGTAAGCTACGCGTACGTTTCGTATTGGTGCTGCTGGCTGAAGGCCCACTACCCCATGGAGTTCGCGGCGGCCACGCTGGACGCTGAGGCCGCGCCCGAGCGGCAGATCGCGCTTCTGCGAGAACTCGCAGAAGAGGGAATTGGCTACGTGGCAGTCGATCCTGAATTTTCGACTGCCAAGTGGGAGGTGAAGGACGACGGGCGGCTGCTCGGACCCCTGACCAACATCAAGGGCATTGGTCCAAAGAAGCTAGATGACATTTTGAAGATAAGAAAGCTGAATGCTCACCTCACCGCTGAACAAATCAGATCAATGCTGCCGACGGGATTGTTCAAGCTGCTCGATGCCCCACGCACGGCGATCGACAGCCTCTACCCAATCAGGGATCGATTAAAGACGCTCTATCCCGACGGACTGGAGGCTGGTGCGAACATCACCTCCACGCCCACGCCGGTCTCGTGCTGCCAGCCGGGGGTCATAGGTCCAAGGGTCGTGATCGTCACACCCACCCGCCTGCTCCCGAAGGACGAGAATGAGCCGGTCAAGGTGGCCAAGCGAGGCTACGCCATCAAGGATGGACCCACGGCCGCGCTGAACATGTTCGTCAGGGACGACGGGGACGAGATGTTTGCCAAGATCGGGCGGTGGAAGTTTCCCACAATCGGCCGCACCGTCCAGGAGGAGGGCAAGCTGAACAAGGTGATCTGGGCGCTGAAGGGCGTGGTCCCGGAGACCTTCAGGATGCTCGACGTCCACGAGGTTCGCAAGCTGGGGTATCTGGAATGATCAAGCTATTGATAGAATTTTTTGAGCGAGAGGGCTGGGAAATCGACATCGATCAGGGCCGCGTTCTCATGCTCATGCCCTCGGGCTATGGGTCCGGGCCGGCCGTGGTAGACCTGACGGCATTGGCCGAGCACCTCCAGAGTTACAGACCCATGACCGACGCTGACGCCGCCGCGCTGAACGCCGAGGCCAAACGCTTATTGGCCAAGTACGGAATTTATTGAGGAGCGACCGATGACAGACACACTCCCCTCGTGGATGCGACGACCGGGCAACTGCTGCGAGACCTGCGTAAGCTGGAGCAAGGACAAGTACCTCGCCTGCTGCAACCCAGTCTCGATGGACAGCGGGGAGACCACGGACAGCCGCTACCGCTGTCCCAACTTTGAGCGGAGGCAAGATGGACGGTGAGCTCAGGGCCATCTTCCGCCAGCACCTACCGATGGTGGCGTGGACTACCATCGAGACGGCCGCCGTAGAGCCGGGCGTGCCAGACTTCGAGGGCTGCTACGAGGGGATCGAGTTCTGGGTGGAGATGAAGAAAACCGGAGCGTGGTCCGTGGAGGTCAAGCCGAGCCAGGTCGCGTGGCACAAGCTGCGGCAGTCCAAGCGCGGGCGAACCTTCTTCGCCGTGCGAAGGAAGAACCGCGGGGTGGATGAGCTCTACCTCATCCACGGCCAGCACGCCGCGCTGCTCAGGGAGGAGGGACTGAAGCCATGCCCACACATCCTGATGTGTGGGCGAGGTCCATCGAAGTGGGTCTGGGCTGCGGTCCTGGATGCGCTGATGAGGAGGCGCGAATGTTTTGGACCGGACTATTCATAGGACTGCTGGTCGGGACCGCGTTCGGAGCAATGATCATGGCCGTGGTCCAGATGGGCGCGGAGGCGGACCGCAGGGAGAGGGGCCCGTAGGGGCCTCCCATCCAGACTTCTTGAAATCCTAAATCCCAGCGAAAACAGGCCCAAATCAGGGTCTTTACTTTCTTATTTATTCCTTTATATTAGGCCCTGAGGTTAGGTAGCTCGATAGCAAGGTCTACCTCCCCTCCATAGGGCTTCTCCCTGCGGCTTCGGCTCACTTCACGAGGGGGATAGAAAAGGGACTAGGCGCGGATGAGGAACCTCTCCCCTAGTCTTCAGGGACCAATAAAATGGCCAGCCCGGAGTACTCTAGAGCGAGCGCGGGGCGCGCCATAACGGCCCTGCGAAAAATCTGGAGCCATCCCAACACGAATGCGCTAGCGATCCGAATGCCCTCCGAGGCCGTAGTAGGATACGCGCGGTGACCAGGGGATTTCGAATTTCATCGACTGCCCTCCTCCCTCCATTAAGGGAGCGAGGGTAGCGCGATGCAATTCTGCATCAATAAGCAAGAAAAAAGGAATACCCCATGGCTACCGAACTCGACCTCGACCTGATCCTCGAACTGCTTGCAGAGGGCGTCATCCTCGAGGGGATCGACGAACAGGAGGAGGCAGACTAATGAAATACGTCAACCGACTGCTCGACGCCCTGCTCCTTCCGTTCATGCAGGGCACCCACCGGCGATGAGCACGACCCTCTTCCTGCTCATCCTCGCCCTCATCTTTCTCTTCCTGCTCGCATCACTGAAAGGTTCAACATGAACATCCCCAAAGTTGAAGTCTACGTCTCTACCCTCACCGGCCTCTACCGGTTATCCGGCAAGAAGGGAGAGTGGAAAACATTCCGGGGTGCGGTCAAGGCCGCCACTCGCAGAGGCTACGAGGTCTCGACCAAGACAGATCCCATGGTCGAGTATCTGGCCAATGAGAAGAAGACGAAGATCGTGACCAACTTGCAGTCCGGCAAGCTGGTCCGCATCGCCAAGAACACCCCGGCGTGCTGCGATCCCTCAACCGAGACCTACTGGAGTATGTGATGACTACCCAACGCAATGAACTAACGAAGGCCCTGGCCCAACTGATCAGCAACGCTGACGCAGGAGACAGGGGTGATCTATCCGAGGCCCTGGAGGCCTACGCCTACGCCTTCCCTCGCTCCTACAGGGACCTGGAGAAGAAGGGTGGCCTGGTTGCCAACCTGCTGGCCGCACTAGAGGAGAGCAGCGACGCTCGCATCTATCGCAACTCGTCTAACTTGCCGGATGCACGCGAGCTCTTGAAGTAAGCGAATTTTCCGACGGTGCGCTGGCTGACCCCAGCGCACAACGGAGCATTCCGCTCCAAACCCAAACCAGGAGAATTGTTATGGCTAAATCTGCAAAGAAGTCCGCTAAGACCTCTGCCCGTCGCAAGGGCAAAGTCACTGCCAAGAAGGCCGTGGCCACCCGCACGAGGGTCGCCAACCCAGCGCGTGATGCGAAGATCATCGCGGCGCTGAAGAAGGGCGTGACCACCTCCCAGTTCCGAGATGAGCTGGGCGTCTACACCTCCGGCTCCATGCTGAGCAACCTGAAGCCAGTTGCGAAGCGGGCCGGCCTGAAGATCAAGCAGGAGGGCACCAAGGGCAAGTACGTCTACAAGTTCGTAGGCGGCGGCAAGTAAGTCGGATCCCTGCCTTCCCTGCTGTGACCTAAAGGGAGGTCGACTTATGGATTATTCCGACACTGCACTGGGCGCGAGGCCCAGTGCAGCACGGAGCAATCACGCTCCACTAAGCAAGCAAAAAGGACTACGACTATGGCACTCATAAGTTTCATTCTGGCCATCATCTACGTGATCTGGCTCGGCAGGCTGATCAACTTCGGGATCAAGACTGCCATGCGGATAGCGACTGCCACCGAGGCCTCGGCCCGCAACACGGCCATCTTGGTTGAGATGGCCCATGCCAGGGCCTCGCACCTGGGCTACGACGCAGTAGCGAGGGAGCTGACCCAATGAAGTCGCAGCGAGCAATCATCCTGGAGGTCCTGGCCCGCATCCAAGCGATCAGCCTGGATGAGATCGAGAGCAAGAAAGGATATTCATACAGATGAATAAACGGATAACTAAGGGAAGGGTCATGATCATCCCTCCAGTGACCAATGAACCTACGAGTAAGGACCCTCTTGAGTACTGGGTCCGCTGGGTTGGGATCGCCTATCGCCAGAGTGTAGAGAGCATCATTGAGACTGGCGTGAGGATTGCCAAGACCTACGCAGAGTTTGAGGAGGAGGGCCAGAAGGCGATCGTGGAGCAACTAGGTATGCCGCAGTCCACGATTTCCAAGCTAATGTCCATCGGGCAATGCGCCGTGCTGATCAAGTACTCCTCGAAGCACCAACTTCCTGCGGCCTATACGGTACTTTATGAGCTCTCCCAGTTTGATCCGGGACTGCTCGCAGAGAAGCTTGGCAGCGGGGAGATCAACCCTGGCACCCAACTCAAGGACGCGCTGAAGATGAAGGCGGAGGGTAAGTCGGATCCATCCCCCTCGAAGAACGAGAGAAATGGAGAGGACGAGCCCAAGGCAAGGAGGTCCCCAGTCAACGAGTGGGACAGGCTCTCAGAACTAGTCGAAACTTTCATCTCAGACGTAGATCAACTAGCAAAGGAAATCCTCAAGAGGGCGAGGGCGTCCGGCGACAGCGAGAGGGAGTTGGTCAAGGCAGACATCGTGGACCTATTCAAGGAGCAAGTGAAGAAGGGGTTCGATGAGAGGGTTGACAAACTGAGACTGGACCTCAGGGGACCTCCGGTCACGACGGCGGTCCACGTGGGTCCTAAAGGAAGGAGGAGGACGAAGTGAGAGAGAAGCTGTGGGAGGTCACGCTAGTCGCGTCGATCTTCCCCCGCCAACCCAGCCGGACCAAGAAGGTCCGGGTTCGCGCCTGGACCGGGGCCGAGGCTGAGCAGAAGGCGGTCGAGGCTGATCCCAACTGGACGCCCGTCGTCCGCCACACCAAGATCGTAGAGGAGAAGAAGAGGTGAAGCACACGATAAAGGTCAGACTGAACGGTACCAACGAGAACCCCTGGCACAAGTTCAGTCTCACATGCAACCCGTTCCCGCAGATAGGCAAGGCGGAGTGGGACGCAGGGCAGCGAGCCCTGGCTAGTCTAGATGGAGACCCGCTCCTGGGAGAGGAGGACATCAGGTCGCGCCTGAGCGGCAGGGTCTCCGATGAGCTCATCGAGCTCTGCGTCTCCCAGTTCAAGCCAGGGGAGAGGGTTGAGTTTGAGTTCTGGTTCGACGATGAAGAGAGAGGAGAAGTAACGTGACCCTGATAGCGAAGTACCCGACGAAGCAGGCGGCCAAGGAGGCCGTCGGCCAGAAGCTGAAGTACATAGAGACGAGCCTGTTCGGAGCTGAGTATCGAGAAGATGGCCGGCTCACCGTTGCCAACCGCCCGCTCATAACGGGACTGGGCAGGGAGTGGTTCGGCATCATAACGATGAGAAACGGCAGGATAGTCAAGGTCGAGTAGTTCATCGACGGGACGGCCAGAGAGCTAGGGGCCTGGCCGTCTAACGATGCACTTCCGCATCAGCAGCAGGAGATTGAGGCATGGCCAAGGCGACCACCAACAACGACGGCAACGACAAGACCATCTCGGTCAAGATGGCACTAGGCAAGACGACCCCGGGCACGTACGTCTACAACTCAGTAGATAGATCGGCTCCAATCAGGAGTGTGTACATCACCAAGGAGGGGATGCCCGACGGGGCGTGGCAGGCGATCAGGCTCAGCGTCGTAGAGGAGAAGTAGCGTGCATTGGATGGTCAGGCTGGACGACCAGCACGGCCGGTTCTGGATGGAGGAGGACCGCAAGTGGTCCGACTCCACCCGGAGGGCACACAGGTTCACCACGGAGAGGGAGGCCGACCTGGCCGCGTCCAGGGCCAGGGCCTCGGCCGCCAAGTCTGAGGATTGGTTTCCTAAGATCAAGGTGGTGGGGTTCAAATGAGCATCAACGACAGAGGAGAGCAGTGGCTCGCAGAGGCGGCCTATGAGCACTTTCGAGAAATGAGTACCCGAGAACAGATGGCATCCATGATCGACATGCTGCTCTCGGACAAGCAGGCATCACCGCTCTTGAAGAGCGTGGTCTTGAGGATGGCCATGATCTTCAGCGCAGAAGAGGGACACTCGTAGAAAGGGACTGGGACTATGGACGACAGGACGACGACTGTAACCAGGGAGCAACTGGTCGAGGCCATCGAGCTGGCCGAGGCCAGGCTCAAGCAACTGCACAGCTGGGCGCTCACGGGACAGATCGCCCGGCTGAGAGAGCTCGAGGCCAGGCTCCTGGAGCTGGAGGCCTGGGAGGCGGAGCCCAAGCTGATCCAACCTGGGGAGTACTCCGGGCTGTGATAAATCCCAAACCAGGAGAGGAGGTGAGGAGCTAATGGAAGAAGTTGAAATAAAAGTCTGCAAGGGTCAGGCCTATCTGATCATTGAGGCGCTCGGCAAATTATTGAATTACTGCGCCGAGGTCGATGAGCCAGTGATACTTGAAATCCTCGGCAAGGTCATCGACGCATCGAAAACAGAGGAGACGGCCAACCTACAAGAGGCCGCCTGATTGCATCGGGCCTGCACTCCCCTGCGAGGGGAGTGCAGTGCGATGCAATTCCGCATCACATAAGCAAGCAAAAAGGACTATCCCATGTCACTACGAACCACTGTGGGTGCGGCCATCGCCGCGCTCTTGATAACCACTGCGGCCCCGGCCGCGACCATCACGGCCGAGCGAGACGGCTGTAATCCGAAGGACTGCTACAAGATCAAGATCGTCGGAAACATCCAGCAGAAAGACTTCATGACGTTCGAGAAGGTGGTCAAGGACAACCAGATCAAAGTTGCAATCGTCTATCTAGACAGCGACGGAGGCCTGTTGGTCAGCGGTCTGATCATGGGTCTCATGATCCACAAGTTCGGCTTCGAAACAGTCGTCGATGCGGACGCGTACTGCGTCAGCGTCTGCGCCTCGATGTGGCTCGCCGGCTCCAAGAAGTACACTGCCCAGACCGCCCACGTCGGCTTCCACCAACCGTACTACAAGGACAGGCGCGGCCGGCCGCACGTAGACCCAAAGACCATCGGACTGATGAAGTCCTATTACAGGGAGATAGGCGTGCCCAAGCCGGCCGCAGACTTCTTCCTGACCGCTGACCCGAGGGACGCCTACTGGCTGAACAAGGACTTGGCCAAGGGTTTTGGGATCGAGGTGACTATAATAAAAGTCGAGGAGCAGACCACCTCCAAGTTCGAGGAGGGGACGGCGGCCACCCTGCCGAAGGAGTTCATCGAGCAGCTGACCTCCAAGAAGCCTCTGTGACATGGTGAAGATCGTGCTGCTGTTCGTAGTCATCTCCATGGCCTTTGCGGCGTTCGCGCTGTCTCGGGTCATCGTCGACCGCGACGACCAAGTAGCAGAGGTCAACCGTGCGGTCAAGGCAGACAGGCTCAGGCCCAACCTGCCTTGTCCCTCTCGCGTGATCGGTCCTCCGGTCCCGTACGCCAAACCGTGCAAGTAACACCTAAGCAAGCAAAAAGGAACGACAGACATGATGGCTACCAAACACAACCAGTCGGCCCTGCTGAAGAGCAAGGTCGACCAGCTGGAACACAGACTAAGGGAGCTGGAGGCGTCGGCCGCAGAGATACGGTCGATGATCAGCCGGGTGGAGGCCAGTCCTCCACTCTCGCCCTCCTCCTTCCTGGCTCCGCACCCAGCGCCGGAGCGGCGCTCGCCCAGTGTCCCGATCTTGAAGAAGAACGGGCAGGTGCTCAAGAAGGCGCTGCCGCCGCCCCCGCCCAAGGTCAAGGTGGTCAAGATCAAGAAGGGCCACTGCAAGACCAAATTCTCCGCGGAGAACCTGGCCAAGATCCAGGCCTGGGTCGCGGAGGGCTTGGGCAGGGAGCAGATCGCGGAGCGGCTTGGGACCACCCTGGGCAGTCTCCAGGTCTCGTGCTCGAGGAAGGGAGTGAGCCTGTGGGCCAAGAACCGCGGCCGCAGGCAAGAGGTCGTGATCGTCAGAGAGGAGGAGAGGCCGCATGAGATACAGGGTCGTCTTCGAGATCGACAGCAAGATGTCCAAGAGGGACGTGAGCCAGGCGTTGCTCAATGGCTTCCTGAAGGACAGGGGGGACCTGTTCATCCCCTCGTCCTGCGGGGAGCTGGTCTACCTGGCCGTCGAGCAGGTTGAGAACCAAATGCTGTTTGAACACGCAACTCTGTTTGGGAGTAGGATCAGATGACAGGCTACGTAGTGGCGATGGGTCACTGCTTCGGGTGCGGCAGGGTGTTCGGCTTCAACCCAAAGCGGGTGCCCAGCATAACCATCAAGGGGACCAGGGAGCCGATCTGCGCGTACTGCGTGGAGCGGGCCAATCCCTTGAGGATCAAGAACGGACTGCCGCCGATCATCCCGGCGCCAGACGCGTACGAGGCCTGCGACGAGGGAGAGCTGGAATGAGATGGTTCTTGCTGGTAGCAGTAGTGACGTGGGCCTCCCCGGCCCACGGCTCAGACTTTCCGACCGTCAGGTTCTATGACAAGAATGGGCGGAGTGTGGGTACGGCCACCACCTACTCGGGCGGCCAGACCAAGGTGTACGATGAGCGCGGTCGCCTCGTAGGGACCGCAGCAAGGAGACCCAAGTGAGCAGCGAGGTATCAATCTTCAAGGGCAGGTGGGCAGGCCGCCTCCTGGAGGAGGGGCCGGAGCAGAGCCTGGTCAAGATCACTAGGGGACCAGCCCACATGGTCGGGCTGGTCCAGTGCCTGATGAACGCAGACTGGGAGAGAGTGAGTGAAAGAAAAAGTCCTGGACGCTTGCGCGGACGGGAGTATGATGGAACGCGGGCTGGAACCAAAACCAAGGAGAGCCGCATGAGCGATGAGAGCGTACAATCGACATCACCTGAAGCGAAAGTGAACTACGTCGAGAAGTACAACGAGCTCGTCGCGGAGGCGGTAGAGATAGGACTGACTGCAAAGCCGATCTCTACACGCTTTCGGGACACTGAGACAGGGGCAAAGCGCTGCGAGGCCCTGGTCAATGCGATCGCCGCCCAGAGGGAGAAGATCGCGTCTGGAGAATTAGCAGCACCTGAAGCTGGTGAGCCACAGGAACCGCCTGCGGCCCCAGCCAAACCAGAGAGGAAGAAGAAGATGGCGAAGACGTCTGCAAAGAAGAAGGCGACTAAGGCGATCGTCAAGAAGACGAAGGTCGCTGCGGCCCCGAAGACCAACTCCCAGCTCTCCGGAGTCGAGGCCGAGTTCTGCGACAAGGGCGGCACGCTCCGCGGCAAGGCGGTGGTCTACCTCCACGGAAAGAAGAACAAGAAGGTCCCGCTCGCCGAGCTCTACCGCCACGTGTACGACGGGAAGCCGGGGGACGCGGCCAGCATGGTCAAACTTCAGACCGTTTGCATGGGCATCGGCATGAGGATCGATGACCACAAGTTGCCCTACAGATTGGAGTACGACGGCAAGGGCGAGGACAAGTCCGTCATGCTTAAGAGCGGGAGGTGATGCAACCACGAGCGAACTACCGCACGACTTGATAACCAAAGGCCCCAGCGAGAGCTGGGGCCATCACTGTATCCAGACAGGAGAGACAGAATGAGAAGGACGAGAGGCAGGAGGAGACTACCAATCACCCAGCTGGAGTTCGACTCCATTGACAGGATCGTGAAGCGGGCGGTGTTCCTGTTCCCGGACCGAAATCCTGGGGACGTAGAGATGGATCTGGTCGCCTGCATCCTGGGTGGTTGCTCGCTGAGGCTCGAGGACCTCGAGCTGGCGGACGACTTCAACTTCACCCACGACGTGCTGGGCATCGAGCGCCACCTGGACCGCCACACCTTCAAGCTGGGCGACTGCTTCATGCCCAGGTTTGCAAAGAGGGAGGTGGCGACGTGAACTACGACCCATTCCAGAAGCTGTTCGCGCTCGGGATGAAGCGCCACCTGCCCGAGCTCCTGGCCTGCGAGGGCCCGAGCTTCGACTGCGGGGCATCAGGCAGGCACGTGGCACCGGGGGCGGTGGCTCTCGGCCCGCCTAATTGGAGAGTGCCGAGAGACCCCATCCCCGCGGAGGATGGGAGCGTGGCCACGATCCATGCCTACCACTTCCTCGAGCACCTGACCGGCGACGAGGCGGTGGCCTTCCTGAGGGAGGTCGAGCGGGTGCTCATCCCCAATCGGGGCGTGATGAACTTCTCGATCCCCTACTATAACACCGTGCTCGCGGCCCAGAGCCTCGAGCACAAGAGCCTGTGGTGCGAGGAGACCTTCACCAAGCTGTTCACTGAGGACACGTTTGAGTACTACGGGAAGTGGCGCCTTCGGGTCCACTTCCTGGTCATAGCCGGAATAGTCCAGAGAAACATGGCCCTGCTCGGCCAGCTGGTAGCGGGAGAGTGACATGGAGGAAGAAATGTCGAAAGACAACCACAAGATCAAGTACTCCAACTCGGAGCAAAAGATACTGGACCTGATCCCGAGGGACGGGACACCGATCTCGACGGAGGAGCTGGCGGTCAGGCGGTACGAGGGCGAGAAGGTCCCATTCAACTCCAGGGGGATCGTGCTGGCCACGCTCTCCCAGCTGATGCGAAAGGTCGACCACAACAGGGAGAACTTTCGGATCAGAAAGGGCAGGCGGATGGGCCCCATCCCCCTGGAAATTTGGGTGGAGAAGCGGAGGGCCAGGCGATGAGCTATCTCCCAGCCCTGGCCTGCCACCCCCACCAAGAGACCGCGGAGGCCAAGATGAGGGGACGGCAGGCGTTCGCCCTGCTCATGGCCATGCGGACCGGCAAGACCAAGACCGCGATCGACGACTTCGGGGAGATGGAAATGGCCGGCGAGGTCAAGGACCTCTTGGTGCTCGCCCCGGCCGGGGTCTACCGCACCTGGAGGGATGAGTTCGAGAAGCACGCCAGTCTTGACTTATGTGAACGTACCCTTGTTCACATATGGGAGACGAAGGGAGGCGCTCGCCACGACAAGGCCCTGCGAAATTTTTAGCCAGCCGCGACGACGACAGGAAACCCAGACTATTGCTCGCCAACATCGAGGCCACCAGCTCCGTGGAGAGGGTAAGAGATACCCTGGAGCAGTTTGTAGGCCAGAGGCGGGCCGAGGTCATCATTGATGAGAGCACGACCATCAAGGGACCGGACACCAACAGGACAAAATTCGCCATACGAAGGCTGAAGCCACTCTCCTCCTACCGGAGGATTTTATGCGGACTTCCAACGCCACGCGACCCACTGGACCTCTACGGCCAGTTCAGCTTCCTCGACTACGACATACTCGGCTACACCAGCTTCGTGCTCTTTCGCCGCCAGTACGCCCACGTGGTCATGACCCAGATGCCCGGGGTCAGGTGGCTGGTCCCGATGGTCAGGGGGTTCAAGAACCTCCCCGAGCTGTATGGGAAGATCGAGCCCCACTCCTTCCGGATCCGGCTGGAGGACATCGTTCACTTGCCAGTAACTTGGCAAGTGAGGCATGTCGAGTTGACGGATGCGCAGAAGCGGGCCTACGAAAGCCTGAAGAAGAACGCGTTCGCAGAGCTGGAGGACGGGGGACTGATTACTGCGCAATTGGTCATCGTCCAGATGCTCCGACTCCACCAGCTGCTCTGCGGTTACACGAGGGACAGCGACGGAGTACTTCGAGAGGTTCCTGAGAAGCGTACAGAGGCGCTTCTCAGTCTCCTCGAGGAGTACGACGGCAAGGCGATCATATGGTGCAGCTACGACTACAGCGTGAGGAAGGTCTCCACTGCCTTGCGGGAGAGATATAGTCCGCAGGCAGTGGCGCAATTCTGGGGCGGGAACGCCAGCGTAAGGGAGGAGGAGGACCGGAGGTTCAAGGCGGACCCCGAGTGCAGGTTCATGGTCGCCACGGCCGGCAGCGGCGGGCGGGGCCGGAGGTGGGACGTGGCCAACCTCGTGGTCTACTACAGCAACACCAACAACCTCGAGCACCGAGACCAGAGCCAGGAGCGGGCCAAGGACATGACTAAGACCGAGCCTACGGCGTACGTCGACCTCGTGGTCCCGGGCTCCGTGGACGAGGTGTTGATCAGGGCTCTGCGAAAGAAGATGGACCTCGCCGCAGTGATCACCAATGACAACTATCGGGAGTGGCTGATATGACCAAAAGATTGAAGTGGGATGAACGAAGGCGAAATTATTGCAAATATTGTTATTCGACCTATACTGATTGGTCAGAGGATGGTAACCATGAGTATGGTGTCCTGACTTGTGGAAAATGTAATCATGCGACAAAGTTCGCTACAGAGGAAGAGATCGATGAGTACAACAGAACGTGGTTGATCTGAGGATTATTCCGACGGAGCGCAGGTCATCCTGCGCTCAACGGAGCAATCCAGCTCCACAAGGAAGGAAATTGAAATGGCTAGATTACACTGTCCCAATGTCGTCGCGGCGGCTACCAAGCTCGCCGAGGCGCAGAGGAATGCAGACGATCGCCTGTGGATACTGGGCGACGCCCTGATCAAGGACTGCGGAGAAGAAGCCTCATGCCAGACATCTGGCATGAGAACTAGAGCTCGCAATGGCGGCAACGCTACGCTCGATGTCGCGGCACGTGAGCTCAAGGCTCAGGGCATCACCTATGAGGCAAATACCCTGCGCCAAATTCGCGACATCGCGATCACCTTCAAGAAGGCTGATCGCGTAGACGGGCTCAGCTTCTACGGCCACGGAGAGGCCAACAACCCAGACTGCCTAAGGTGGATACTGAAGACCACCAAGCAGAAGGAGAAGGGTGGTCGTTGGAGCATCATCCCAATCGTTGTGATCAGGGAGAAGGCCCAGCAGTACCGGGAGATCGGCGAGCGTGCCCGCTTGCGCGAGCACGGTAAGGCGGTCGAGCGGATGAAGAACGCCTCCACCATCAAGGAGGCGAGGGAGGCGAGAGAGGAGGCAGAGCGACTCGAGGGGATGCCCAAGACCAAGGCTGGTGCCTTCAAGCCATCTGACAGTGAGTTGCGAAATTCCGCAAACCATATGGAGATCGACGCAGACCTAAGCCAGGTCGTCGAGACACTCAAGGACACTCTGGCCCAGCTGCGAACTATGAAGGGACGGATCAACGAGGACTTTTCCGCCAGCTTCATCGAGGACTGTGATCAGATCATTGCCTCGGCAACGCACATCAAGAACCTCCTCTCGGGGAAGTCTAATGTGCACAACATCACGGAGGTGAAGAAACATGCCTGAGCTCCGGGTCATCAATGGAGGAGGTGGAGGAGGCGGACAACGGTTCAAGGAAGCCCGCTACGCCTATGCTCTGTGGGACGCAATCTATCCGCGCCCAGCAAACAACTACGAAGAAATTGCGGATCGCATGTCGAAGACCGCTGGAAAAAAACTCTCGTTCTTCGTAGTGAACAACACGATGTGCCACGTGCGTAAGCACGCCGAGCACTATGGCTGGACGATCCCTCATGCTAGAAAAGGGAATAGGACTGTGGATGAGCATCGCAGGTACTTCCCTGTGATGCTCGAAGGCAACAGTCCGGCCATGCGATCTGAAGTTTCCAAGCAAAGTCTTCAGGCTGGCGCTGTCTCCTCGTGCAAAACCATTGCTTCAATGGCCGAGCATGAGGCGGCCGCACTAGACGCGGCGGCTGGGACTACTGCCAACTTGACTTCAACACAGCATCGCAAGTGGCGTGCTGCCGCAGCCATGTTCACTGCTGCATCGCAGATGGCCCGAGAGGTCCTCGGACAGATCAACAATGTGGCTTAGAATTTGACTAGGATGCGCTGGGAATTAGCCCAGTGCATCCTCTTTGAGGAGATTGAGATGAGAGAGGCGAAGATCACGATCAACGACCAGGAGCTGAGCGAGGCCCAGAGCCGGGTGGTCAGGGTGGCGATCTTCGCCTTCCTGGGCGAGATGAGCAATCCCAGGGTGACCGAGGCCCTGGGCAACGTAGCCCTGGAGTACCAGCTGCGGCTCACCGAGGTGATATGCATGATCGACGAGACCCCGGCCAGAAAGGAGGCGTGATGGGTGGCAAGTGCGGGAGCTGCACGGCGTGCTGCCGGGTGTTCGTCATCCCGGAGTTCAAGAAGCCGGCTGGGAAGTGGTGCCAGCACTGCGCGATCGGCGTGGGCTGCACGATCTATGACAAGAGGCCAAAGGTGTGCTCTGAGTTCACATGCATCTGGCTGGAGAGCCACGGGCACATCGAAGGAGGTCTCCCAGAGGAGGCCAGGCCAGACAAGTGCAAGGTGGTGTTCAGCGCGACCACCAAGGATGGGCTGATCTCCGGGACGGTCATGCCCGGCCACCCGGACGCGTGGAGGAGGGGAGCGGCTAAATGGATGATAGACAGGATGGTTGAGGGAGGACTATCGGTGGTCGTGGGACCGCCGGCGTCGACGAGCAAGATGATGATCGACAGGTACGGAGAGCGAGAGGTCCAGATGACTGAGCCCGACGAGCGAGGGATGCAATGGAGCATAAGGGAATGACCCACACGTATCTGAAGATGTTTGAGAAGCGATACGACATAGGCCAGTGGCTGATCAACCGGGACGGCTACCACCAGTTCCAGAGGCTGTTCTCGGTGCCGTCGATCACCCAGGCAATGACCGCTGTGAATATGCTGAATGGGGGCACGCGCACCGCGGCCAGCGCGCTGCACATCGTAGAGGAGGAGAGGAAGGAATGACCTACTGGAGGAGGAGACCCGTGATGAGTGAGTATGGACCGACGGTCGTGACCGCCATCGGCGTGGCAGTCATCGTCATTGGATTAGTCTGGCAGATCGCTAGCTGGATGAACTGAGAGGAGGAGAGAGAATGAACTTTATTGCGATCGACCCCAGGAGGGCCAGCGTGGAGATCGTCGAGGCCGGTGAGCTCACCGACGTCTACGAGCGGGTCGGGCTGGTACCCCACCAGGTGGACCACGGAATGCTCTACATATTCAAGAATGGAGACAGCTTCAACATCGTGGTCTACGAGGCGGGCTTGTTCATGGGCGACCAGGGCCGCTACTTCAGTATCGGCAACCACCTCTACGAGGGCGGCGCCGTAATCTACGCCACCGACGTGAGTGGCGAGACCGTCTCGGTCAACCACAAGCCACCGGTCATGTTCTACCGGGACGTGCGGGAGGTTGAGTACGCCATAGAGACTGGAGAGGTGGTCAGGCCGCAGCGGGCCTTCGGGGATGAGGTCACGTGGGAGTGGCCGGAGGTCAGGGACCACCGCATGAATGAGCGGGAGACCGAACTCATGGTCAAGATGCTGAAGGCGACTGGACTATGAAGGGAGGCCCCCACGACTACAGGGAGGTGACCAGGTTCGCGGTAGAACTGGTCACGATCAAGTACCTTGGAGGAAACTTGGCCTCGGTCATGCGGGCCAAGTTTCCCGGAATATCCAATCGCACGATCAGAAAGGCACTGGGCGACGCCAGGCTGCTGCTCGCCCTGAGGCAAATCATCAACCAGAAAGAGGGAGACTGAGCGTGGCATTCAAGTTGAGCAAGCAGGAGCTGGAGCTGAGAGACCAGCACGTCGAGAAGTTGGAGAAGATGTGGTCGGAGATTGACCAGGCCGTCGACGCCTACAACGAGGGGGCGTCCAGGCTGAGGGCGCCGGTCGTAGAGGCCATAGAGAAGTACAACGAGGCCGCGGGCGAGGCCAAGGAGTTCGCCGAGAGTGTCGCCACCCGGCTCGAGGGCGAGTTCGACGAGAGGTCCGAGAAGTGGCGGGATGGAGACAAGGGCCAGGCGGCCGCTGAGCTCAGGGACGCGTGGCAGGAGATGGAGATGGAGGGGCTCGAACTGGAGTGGCCCGAGGACCTAGCCGTTGATGACCCAGACCACGCCCCGGAGCTCGCAGAGCTACCGACGGACGCAGAGTAAGAGCTTCGGGGCCAGCAATGGCGGCACTGGTCTCGCGGAAGTTAACCAGCCGCCAACCAAGGAAAGGACTAGCATATGAAGCACCAAGACGCAGAGGCGTTTGCCGTTGCCATTCCTGTTCGGATGACCAAGAGGAAGAGGCTCACTCACTGGGCGGAGTTGGTTCGTGGGTACTATCCCGGCGACCTGACCCTCTTCCACGGCCTCGAGTACCTGAGGCCGTGCGAGCTGGATCGCATCCGCGTCCTGAACGTCCTGGCCACGAGCGCTTTCACTCTGGCCGTGGCTGACTCCACGTTCAACGCCCAGGGTCTCTCTAGGCAGAGCACCCTGCTCGATGTCATGGGGTTCTTCGAGCTGACCCAGGGCGAGCTCCACGAGTTCTCCTGTGACTGTGGTGGCTACATCTCCAATCCTGAGCAGGCCGATCGCATCGAGCGGCTCGCTCACTTTAGTGATGCAAGCCAAAAAGTAAAAATGCGGAATGTACTTCGTTAAGTAAAGGCTTCGCCCGGCGCAGCCTGGTCTCCTGTAGCGCTGGGTCGAGGAGTGGGGCGGGCAGAACCGTGGACTGGCCCGTCCCACTTTTGTATCACGTCCACACAAACCAGGAGTATGAAAATGGCACCAAGAAAAAAGACTGCGGCCCTGTCCGCCGACGTGGCCGAGCACATCGAGACCTTCAAGCATGACAACGTCAAACAACTGAGGACCAAGAGTGCCGCCGAGATCAAGGAGCAGAAGAAGGTGGTGATCACGCCGCCCAAGCTGGCCACGGCCACCGTTACGATCATCGGCAAGGCCCCGTACCTCCAGAACCGCTTCTCATCCGAGAACCGGGACAAGATGATGGAGACCCAGAAGGCGGGCAGCGCGGCCAAGCGGACCCGCAAGGCCAAGCCACCGAAGGACTTCGACCGGGTCTACCGCAACTCCATGCACATCGCCCAGGAGGGCTGGAACGGCATCCCTTGCACCGCACTGAGGAACGCGATGATCGACGCGTGCCGCCTGACCGAGATGGACATGACCCGGGCCAAGATGTGCATCTTCGTACAAGAACAAGGTCTCGACAAAGAGAACCTCGAGCCACTTGTTCGTATCAACGGCAAGCCCCAGATGCACATCGAGCGGGTCAAGGTCGGCCAGGGCTCCACCGACCTCGCGGCCAGGGCGATGTTCGTGAAGTGGTCCGCGACCTTCGAGATCACCTGGGACGACGACGTGTTCCACGCCCAGGACATCCTCAACCTGCTCGCGAGGGCTGGGTGGCAGGTGGGCATCGGGGCAGGGCGACCGTTCAGCAAGATGAGCGGGGGGACCGGCAAGGGGACTTTCGAAGTCAAAATGAATTGATAGTTTTTCAAATGGAGGAAACATGAGCGATCGCAGCAGCCAATTGGAGGCCGAGCTCCTCCAGATCAAGGGTGACCGGGAGTTGGTCACCGCAGAAGAAATCTTGGGCTGGGCGGAGCGGCACAAGAAGTCCGCGTGGGCCGCGGAGCTGGAGTGGAATGACCGGACGGCTGGGCGGGAGCACAGGCTCAACCAGATCCGCCGGATCATCATCACCCTGGAGATAACCATAGGTGAGCGGACCAGACGGTTCTACTCGCTGTCCATCGACCGCAGCAAGAAGGGGGGCGGCTACCGGGACGTCAAGGACATCCTGGGCAACAAGACCCTGTACGACGTCATGCTCGGGGACGCGCTCGCCGAGCTGAACAGACTAAAGGAGAAGTATGAGAGCCTCAGGGAGCTGCGCAGGGTGTGGAGGGAGCTCGAGGCGGCAGCCAAGAAGAGGAAGGAGGACGCGTGAGCCAGACCCGCTGCCCGCACTGCGCCGCGAGGCACGGGCGGCACGTAGACCTCGTGACTAGGACCACGCATTCCAACGGGGACTACAGCCTGTGCGTGCACTGCGGCTGCTGGGGCGTGTTCGACAACCACTCTCCCGGGGGGATGAGGCTGCCGTCCCTGCGGGAGCGGAGGTGGCTAGAGGCCAACCCGAGGGCTGAGCAGATTACCACCGGGTGGAGGCTGTGGAGGAGGGAAAGGAGGACGTAGCAGGCGGAGCGCGGCGTCACCCAGCAGGTCTTCGCAGGGCATGGCCAATCTAGGCAAACCAGAGCACAGCGGGCTTAGCGCAGCTAAGTATGAGAGGCCAAGCGGAGCAATGCACATCCGAGCACGGCAGGCCAAGCCATGACTAGCCGGTCCCGACACGACGCAGCTACTCTCGGCAGGCCCAGCTGAGCGTACCTAGCCATGCGAGGCCTAGCAGTGTCGAGCAGCTACGCAGCGCGGCACACCCGGGCATAGCGGGCCGAGCAAAGCAAAGCCCTGTCCACTGGGCCAAGCCGATCCTAGCGGAGCCCAGCGGGCCAGGCGAACCACTGCTCCTCGTGGCGGCACGACGCATGGCGAGCTCGAGCCACTCTAGGCTCAGCCAAGCTAGGCATGGCAATGCAGGCTTGGCATGGCATGTCCGCACTGGGCAGGGCGTGGCGTAGCCGATCCCCAGCAAGTCGGTGCAGAGCAAAGCTGGCTATGCAAACCAGAGCCCAGCAACTCTCGACGTGGTCGAGCAGTGCGGGGCTATCCACGGCCAAGCGGGCGAGGCTGGGCAGGGCGCAGACCACCCGGAGGAGCTGTGCGTCACTGGGCACTTCTGAGCGCAGCATACCACTGCAGGCGAAGCGCAGCATAACTAACAGAAGCGAAACCTAGCGCAGCGCAGCAGGCTATGCGAGGTCACGCTGTCCTGTGCGGGGCGGCTCATTGCAGGGCATCGCTCGGCCAGGCTGGGCGGGCACAGCCAGGCGTCCCTTAGCTCTCCAGGACTTGGTTGAGCGTTGCGGAGCACAGCGTAGCAGGCAATGCGGGGCTTGGCGGACCGCCGAAATTCCCAGCAAGTCTCAGCTGGCTGAGCAAAGCAAGACGAAGCCATAGCAGGCGGAGCTTGGCTTGGCGCGGCCAGGCAATCCCTGCCCTGCTCAGCGGGCGGAGCACGGCGGTTCCAAGCAGGACGACGCCAGGCCTCAACCAGCTAGACGGAGCTTGGCAGGCAGGCATGGCACGGCTCACCATCGCAAGGCAAGGCGAGCCGGGGCTTGGCAGGCAAGGCACGGCGGAGCCCCACATGGCATAGCTCAGCAGGCCGAGCCCTGCACTCGTAGCGCAACGAGGCGTGGCGGAGCCCCACATGGCATAGCAGGCAAGGCAGTGCTGTGCTCTGCGCTCCCGAGCCCTGCGTAACCGGGCAAGGCAGGGCGGGCAAAAAAGAAGGGCGCAGGACCAAGGCCCTGCGCCCAGTTCATACCAAGGAGACTGTGCTTATACTAGAGGGAGAGAGCTGTGACCAAAACCACATTGACGCCTGAGGAAAAGATTCGGGCCGCCGCTGCCAAGGTCATCTACGGCACGAGTGACGCGGAGATCGCATTGATCCTTGGGGTATCCAACCACGGTCGGGTCAATGAGGCCTTGAAGGAAATCTTGGCTCCGCTCAAACTGACTGAGCCGGGCTACAAGCAGAGAGACAATGGGGAGTAGCCAATGGTTGCCAGCAGGACCACCACCGAGCAGATCATCAAGATACTGCTCAAGTACGTAGACAAAAAGACCGCGATCAGATTGGCGCGGGACCTCCACAACCACGTAAAGGGCAACCAGAGCGTAGTGGATACTTTCGGCCGCATCGTGGAACGACTCCACGATGAGGAAAACTAACCCAAACCTTAAAGGAGACCACACATGGTCAAGCGAACAGACCCGAGCCTCTACGTAGTCGAGCCTGGGGACATCGACCGGATCGCAGAGGACATAATAGGCGAGGTCGAGAGCGAGGTCAGGAGCCTCGCGCGGCTGCCGAAAATGCCAGACTACGTGACCCACGACCCCGAGGTGGACTACGTGGGCAAGCTGACCAGTGAGGCCCTGGTTATGAGCTACGAGGCCACTGCCAAGCAGATCGAGGCGATGGGCCAGGGGCTGGTCGAGGGCGTGAGGGAGTGCGAGCGATCAGCGCTCGAGTTCATCAAGGAGCTGGAGCGAACGAAGCAAGAGACCGAAGAGGCCGTGAAGCAATGCCTGGCGGCGGCCGAGGTCTACAGAGAACAGGCGAGGGAGCTGTTCAAGCAAATCCAAAGCAGAGCCATGCTCGCGGCCAAGGTCAGAGAGACCGCGTCCGCGATGATCGACGACCTGAAGAAGTAAACCCCATAAGCAAGGAAGGACTACGAATGTTCAAGATTGAGGTACTGTGCGACGATAAGAATTTGGCCCGCGTCCTGCGAGGCCTGGCCGGTGTGGCCCTGGGGATGCCCAAGGTCGTGCCGGTGGTCAACGCGGAGGAGAAGGGAGGCAGGGTCCAAGCCAGGACCAACGGAGACGCAGTGGCCCTGCTTCGCGACTACCTGAAGAACCACAAGCTGGCCAGGATCGGGGCGGTAGACGTCAAGGAGTTCTGCCGCACCAGCGGCTACTCCCCCCGCAGCTACACCAGCGTGATCAAGCAGGCCGTAGCGGCCAAGCTGCTGCGGAGGTCTGGGACTGCCAAGGGCACCGGCAAGCCGGCCATCTACACCGTGATCGGAGGCAAGTGACATGGCCAAGAAGCGCAAGAGCAACGGCAGCTGGACGCCGCCGATCTACAAGAGCTACGTGTTCAAGGACAAGGACCCGGTGATCGACGAGCTCCGCACGCTCGCCGAGGACTACTTCGGGGAGAAGGTCTCGGCCAAGAACCTGAAGGGGATCACCACCGCCGGAGGTCCCACCGTCCAGACCATGAAGCAGTGGTTCTTTGGCAAGACGAGGCGGCCGTCTAGTGCGAGCGTGGAGGCGGCCGGGCGATCCATCGGCTTCGAGCGAACATGGAGGAGGCGCAAGTGAGCATCACGTACACGTACGAGGTGAGCGGAGTCGCAGCCGGCGGCCAGACCTGGACTACCACTGGCACCATCCTCTCGGCCAAGGCTGGGAATTTCGCGCTGGTGCCAGACGAGGTCATGCGGCTCTCCTTCGAGCAGCTAACCAACGGAAAGGCCGTCTACGGCCTGCCGGGGGTCGGGTGCAAGGGACCCTACGCCTTCACGCGCATGCTGATAGAGAGGTCATCTTAAATGTCCAAACTCTGTGTCTATTGTGGCTCTCTAGCTACCGAGCGGGACCATCTTAAAAGCGCAGCGTGGAAAACCTTCCTTCGGTTTTATTGGCATTGACTCAAGTCACATCAAAACCGTTTCCATGCTGTCGGGACTGCAATCACAAACTGAGAGGCTGCGAAGACACAAGCATCCGAGGCAGGGCTAGGTTTCTAGCCTTGAAGTGCGAAGGGTCTATAGACCCCGAGCGCCTAGCTTGGATGCGCTCTATAGGCCAGCTGGACCTAGACTAGGGGCCTGAAGGAGGGCCACAGGGAGGGCTAGAGCTCAGGGAGGTCCTAGACCCCCTTGGGCGCTAGACTTAACCAGCGGCCCTCTCCAGGGGCCTGGAGGACGCTGTATGGTAGGTGTTTTTTCCTGGACTATGCCAGGGCCTCCTATCAAGAAACACCTACCAGCCGCCTCCTCCCAGCCTCCATAAACGGGGAACCCTAGCCTGCGGGCTAGGGTTCCCCCTTTTTTGCGTTTCATACCCTACTATCATACCTCTAGCACCCGCGGCAGATCGGCGGGGGCGGAGGAGGGTACGGGGGCAGGTCCTCAACCTGACTCTCTCTGGGATGCTCGGCGTATAGAACCAGTGACAGAACAGCCAATACGCTTGCCACGAAGAGAAAGACCTTCCATGACATCAGCGGTGGATCGGAGGCCCGAAGACCTGCCAGCCGAGCAGCAGGAACAGCACGAATAGGAGCAGGCTGCTCGCGCCGATTGCGTATGGGCCGGAGACCACTGAGAAGTGGACCAGCAGACCGAACACAAACCAAATCAGCATCAAGATCCAATAGCAGAGACCCAGGGTCATAGTCACTCCTCCTGTTCAAACTCCCAGTCCACCGTCCCCATGCCGTCGATCCCCAGCACCGAGGCCAGGGCCGGCGAGAGGTCTATGCCCGCATTATTAGTTGACCGCCCAGTCATGTCGGTCCCGCTCTCCGCCTGGGGGCGCGTGCCCTTGTCCCAGTAGGGGTCGTCGATGTTCCACGGGCCGACGTCCCAGATCTCGGCCACGGCCATGGCCCCGGTCGCCCGGTTGTAGACGACCACCCGGGGCCGCTCACCCTCGATCCTGTCCGGCAGGGCGACATACAAGTCCGTGTCATTGAGCACCTTGTCCTCGTCGTAGGCGCTGACGTTGTAGTCGCCCTCGCCCCCGAACACGCTGGCCGTGATGCCCGCCTGGTTTTCCGGGATGCCGTCGGGGATGAAGTGGAGACCGGAGATACCCACCGCGATTGCCCGGCAGATCCGGTCGAAGTTCTCCTGGTACAGCTCCACGTCCGCCGAGCTGTCCACGAAGCAGACCTCGAGCAGGACGGCCGGCTCTTCCGTGTTGTTCAGGAAGTACAGGTCCGTCCGCTTCTTCGCCCCCCGGTTGGTGAGCTCTCCGAACTTGGAGATCGCGTTGGACAGGTCGGACGCGAGCTCCGCCTGGGTCACGTACAGGACCTCGGTGCCCATCGGCTTGGCGGTCTCGGTGTAGGCGTTGAAATGGACGGACACGTCTAGGTCCCTGGCGTGCAGGTTGTGGAAGTCTACGATCGCCTCGAGGTTCTCGCCCTGGGTGATGCTGGTGTCGTCGTGGAACGGCCGCGCGTCCACGCCCAGCTTGGCCAGGTAGAGGACCACCTGGTCTACGACCCTCCGCGCCTCATCCACCTCGTCGATGTGGCCGCTGGCCCCTCGGACCAGTTTGCCGTGGCCAGATGATATGACGATGTTCATGGCTCGCTCCTCCCTAGTAGCTCACACTCGACCATCTCGAGCCAGGCCACGCAGAGGTAGAGGCCTGCCACCTGCCACCGGATCGCGACCCGCACCCAGGCCTCCAGTGGGTCTCCGCGCGGGCTTGGGTCACCGGTTACTAATTTCAGCCGCCTGGTCATCATTGTAGCTCCTCCCCTGGATCCGCACGAGCGCCGCCATGGGCCACGGATCAACCGTCTGCCTGCCGTCCCAGACCACGCCGACCGTGTCCAGGAACTGGGCCCTGGTCGCTACCACGCCGCGCCGCCTGAGCCAGTCTGGCCCGGACCTGAGCCTCCGCCTCATCATCACCCGGGCGACCCTGCCCGACAGCCTCACCCTGTCTCCTATCTCCACCATGGCCTGCTCCCCTTGCTGGCCCCCTGCCCCACAAAAGAAGTCTCGCCCTCATCTTCGCACAGGTCTCACATCTCACTTGGTTTCATCTTCCTTGTTGACGGCCGCGATCATCTTGACGACCTCGCCGCAGGTCTCCATAGAGAGGTAAAACTTGCCGTTGCTCATGGTGAGAATGCACTTAGAGCCCTTGGCGAAGTGGCCGTCCGAACCGCCCGGCCTCCTGATGCTCGATATCTCGGAGACGTTCAACTGGACCTCTTGGCCGTCCGGCGCGTGAATGATGATGAACAGGACCGCGGCCAATTGCAACTGAAACATAGCGACCCTTTAATTCCCAAAGAACATGGCGTAGCCGTACGGAGGATCGAAGACCGCAGGACCAAACGTGACGAAGGCTATCTGACAGCTCGTGGTCGTTTGTCCAGCCGCGGTCTGGACCTGCCCCCACCCATTGGTGACACCGTTGGCGTTGTCCGTGGCTGAACAGGCGTAGTGCCCGTTGCTGAACGGATTTGTGAAGTTGACGGTATACACTCCTTGAGCATTGCGCACGACGCTGGTGACGTTATAGGAGTTGAGGATCGTTTGATTGCCGTTAACGGCCGAGCCCTGGAACTTCACCCAGGCCACCTTGGGTATGCCGCCGGCCGCATTGACCCACCCCGCGTTCTGGCGACCGTAGATCGTGCCGTCTGACGGTGCATCTGCGAACGTGCCGCCAGTCAGGCCAGTCGAGCCAGCCGGGCCGGTGGCTCCTGGAGGACCAGTGAGGCCGGTAGCTCCCACGGGTCCTTGGCCTGCGGCATACTCCCAGATGATCACGACGCCGGCATAGCCGGGCCCGCCGTTGGCAGCACCGCCGTTGTAACCCTCGCCGCCAGCGCCGCCGCCGCCGTAGGGACCGGCGGAAACTCCGGTCATAGTACCGCCGTAGCTCTGACTGCCAGCGGTCCCAAAGTGACTAGGGCCGCCTCCACCAGAGCCAAAGACTGCGGCGCCAGCGCTGGCGTTGGAACCAGCCTGACCCGGATTGCCGCCGACCACAAAGTCGCCAGTGCCGACTGGCGCTCCGGCTCCGTTATTGGCCAGTCCGGGTGGAGCTGGGGCACCCTTGGCTATGCACAGGGTACCGACGCTGGTATCTCCGCCCGCGCCGCCTACGGTCCCTACTCCGCCCGCTCCTCCGGCGCCGATAGTTATGATCTGCAAGGCGCCGATGGCCGCGGCCGTGGCATACTTCCTGGAGTAGCCGCCAGAACCGCCACCACCACCGGCCGTCAAGTAACCGCTTGCAGACGAATTGTAGTTGCCGCCGGCGCCGCCGCCGACTGCCTCGATCAAGCAGGCCACCATGCCCGGCGTGGGCGTGTAAGTGCCAGAGGCCGTGATGACCCGCATGGCCAGCAGGGCCGGAGGTCCCGTGGCGCCGGTCAGGGGTGGACCGGTAGCTCCAGTGGCGCCAGTGGCGCCGATCGGTCCAGTCGCACCAGTGGCGCCAGCGCCAGCTGGACCGGTTAAACCAATCGGGCCGGTGGCACCAGTCGAACCAGCTGCGCCAGTCGGTCCCGTAGCGCCAGCTGGACCGGTTAAACCAATCGGGCCGGTGGCACCAGTCGAACCGGCTGGGCCAGTTAAGCCAGTAGCACCGGCTGGACCAGTGAGACCGGTCAAACCCGTGGCACCGGTTGATCCAATAGGACCAGATGCGCCCGTGGCGCCGGCGGCTCCAGCAGGGCCGGCGGGACCTGTAGAACCAGCAGAACCGGTGAGGCCGATGGGACCGGTAGCGCCGGTTGAACCAATGGGACCGGTCGCGCCCGTCGCGCCGACTCCGGTAGCGCCAGCTGGACCAGTTGCACCCGGAGGGCCGACGGGGCCAGTGGCTCCGGGAGGTCCGGCCGTGCCTCCGCCCCCGCCAGCAACCGTGGTGTCCGAGAAGCTCTGCTCAAACCAGTGGCCGCTAGAGTCGCAGAAGTAGGTGGCGATGCTCTTGTGGTTGATCGTCCTGCTGGCCCCGCCCAGCAACACCAAGGATGCGCCGTTCTGCAATACGATCGGGCTTGATGTGCTGGTCGGCAGAAACGTGACCTGCTTGGTCACGCCGAGCGGAGTGATCCCGTCTACCGGGCTGATCGGCGATGGCCCGAATGAACTGATCGTACCATTGCCACTGATCGCAACCTTGTTGGTGTCTACGCTGTTGTCGTTCGGGGCCAGCACGACCGTAGCGGCACACGGGAGTGTGACACTGGGAGCGTCGCCGAGCGCGCACTGCCAAGGGACGATCGACACATCAAATCCTCTTCGTCAGCCAGTCCAGCTCAGCCCGCTCTGGCCGCTGCTGGTACCAGCCGTTTCTGCCCATGACGTCGGAGACCATTTCCCAGTACTCATCATACATGCCAGCCACCCGATCCATCGTGAAGTTCTCGGCCCACCTCAGACAATCGATTGGTTTGATGTCATCGATGTGCCTGACCGCCCACGTGAACTGGTCCAGTGTCCGACAGCGAAAGCCGGTCAGGCCGTGGGGATTGTTCTCCGCCATGGCGCCCCAGTCGTGGGTGATGGTAGGCGTGCCGGAGAAGTGGGCCTCGGTGACCACCCCGCAAAATGGCTCCAGGAAGGTGGACGGTGCGATCAGCGCCCTGGCCCCAGCCAGCAACTCACGGCGCCTCTGGCTGCCGACGATCCCCTCCACCCTAACTTTTGGATAGTCGAACTTCATCTCCCCAGGACCGGCCACCACCAGCGGGAGCTCGCAGGCCTTGGCCACGATCGCTGCAATGTGGGTGCCCTTGCCCTCGTCCACCCTGCCCAAAAACAACAGGTAGTCGTCCTTCTTCTTTCGATACTCAAAGTCATTCGGGTCGAAGTAGTTGGGGATCACCACCTCGTAGGCCGACATGGTGTTGCCCGTCCCGACCGCGTGAAGACCCTTGAAGGCGTGGAGCATGGCGTAGCTCTCGAACACCTTGAAGAAGGCGAACTGACCGCCAGCGTAGCCGATGCCTGGCTCTACTGCGATCAAGTCCTGGTGGGCATCGGCAACAGCCTTGTGACCAGCACCCCACATGCACAGCAGGAAGTCCTTGGGCCGCTTGCGACCCTCGATCGCCGCTATGGCTCGCTTGGTGAACACGCTGTGGGACCGGTCACCCAGGGCGAACTTGAGGTACTGCGAGGGGTCTCCTATGTCTCCAGACCCGGTGACGCTGACGTGCTCACAGGGAACGCGGCTGGCCTCGTTGCCATAGTGAATGGCGTAATGCCCTCGGTCGCACAGCATCTTGCAGAGCTTGAGCACCTTCTGGGTGTAGGCGCAGCACAGCCAGTCTAGCGAGGTCGCTGTGTGAGGAATGCCGAGCACATGGAAGCGATAACTCAAAGCTTGACCATGGCGTTCAAGAATACCGTTGGCTGCATCACGTTGAATGGGTTACCGCTGCCACTATTTTGCGTAGGGTAGCCGCCATAGGCGGTACCGTCAGACTGCACGACCCAGATGAATGTGCCGGACTGCGCAGCAGTCATCCATGGAGCAATGTCGCCCCCCGGCAGTTGGTGGCCGTGCGCAACCAATTCTGCGATAGTCTGGGTGTGGGCTTGTTCACCGACGTTGTCGCCCATGGTTCTCACGCTCAGGCCGGCCCCGGTGCCGGCCGCAGCGAACGCGCGACCCAATGCCTTGGGCAGACTAATTCGACAATGCGCGGCCCACGCCGCGGCCGCTGTACCCTGCGAGGCTCTGGTGACCAGCGTGCCGGCGGAGGTGTAGAGCGGACAGTTGGCGTCTGAATATGAATAGAGATCGGTGAACACAGTCTGGGCATCAGCGTTGGCGTGACTGGCTCCGCTAGACGCGTCGCCCATCGTGCCATCGTTGAACATCAGCCAGCCCGGAGGGGCTGCGTTCTTGAGCGTAAATACCACTGTAGATGACGGAACGCCAGTACCCAATGCGGAAATTGCCTGCGCAGTCTTCAGCGGAGTCATAGCCAAGGTATCAGAAACGCCGTTAGTAGCATCAGAGGTCGCAGCTATCGGCACGCTGATGGTTCTGTCAGCCGAGAGATTGCCGCCGCCACTGGCTAATCCAGAGGTGTTGATGTTGCGCCCATCGATATAGCTCTTGGGAACAGCATCACCTGGATTGACCGGCGTCGGCATGGTGATGGCCGTGCCAGAAACCGTACCACCCGTAATGGCGGCAGCGTTGGCATTCTGGAGGCCTAGCGTGCCGGCCCCGGTCACGGTCGTAGTGCCAGGAGCGCCAGTCAGATTGATGTTCCAGGCAGCAAAAGTGCCGCTGCCGTGGGATAGATCGGCGGTGAAAGTCAGATGAAGACCGTCGTAGGCGGTCACCATGCCTTCCATGTAGTTCGTGCCAGAACTGGCACGAACCCTCGATCCAGGCAAGTATGCAAAGCCAGAACCAATTGTAAAAGTTTGCGATCCACTGCTAGCGATGGTCGCGGTATCGGTAGCCGTGCCGCCATAACCGACTCCGGTGGGCCCCTGAAGCCCATTGCTCCCGATATTGCCTTGCGGACCAGCTGGTCCAGGCGGACCTACTGGTCCTGCCGGTCCTCGCGGTCCTTGATCCGGCAACGTTATTATCACTGCGTCGGTCATCGCGTAGGTCCTACACTGTGTATCAAGCTACCTCGCCACAGATCATTCTCAATGCTGTCTGGCGTAGTCACAATCAGACTATGAACGTAACTGCCTTCCGGTATGTTCTGCAAATCCTCTTTGGCAATGATCACGTTGATGACGCTCATGAGCCCGTCGCTTCCAACTGCAATATCGATGCCACTCTCATCTACGGGAATGCCGCTGGTCGAGCTGTTCAAAACCAGAAATACCTCAGCGTCCTCTGGAGTCGTTCGCACCATCAGCTGCATGGTGCAGCCAGTGAAATCAACAAACAGACCACTTGACGTGAATTGCTGCCTGAACGAACGCGCAAAATCTGCGTCTGTAAAAGTTGTCAAATCGATAGTTGTATAAGCCATTCGATTTGGCCTCTGTTAGAAGGTGGAAATCAAATATGCCGACATGGAAGTGGTTTCATCTGGAACCGTATACATCGTAGCGTAGCCATATGCCTGGTGATAAACCCTGAATGTCAGCTTGTCTCCAACTTGACACGGAATATGATCCTGAACACAAAGAGCATTTTCAGAACCGGCCACGTTTCCTCCATTGGAGGTCAGAGCAGCAATGCCATTATTGAGATCGATGAAAACGGAAGCATAGTTACAATCCACGCCTATCTTGGCAAGATGAACGGAAGCAAACACCGCCCATATGCCTGCTTCTCCTGCTCCGACAGTTAATGTCGCGCCGTCGAATGTGGAAGTTTGGAGTGAGTTTTGATCCGTGTGGTTCAATATCATGCCCACACCGTTGGGAACATAGGCCGCGATGGCCTGCGCACCATAGCCGGTTTGACTTGCAATAATACCCCGGAGCTTAGGCGCCGCTGGGAATTGTGACTGGACGTAAGTCTGAACCTGGTAATAAGTGCCATGATTTTCCAGCAGGATGGTTTCGTTCAGACGAATATCATTCGCCATTAATGGTTGCCCATCTTGCCGATAGACCGGCAGCGTCGGCAACGCATTGGGCTGGAATGTCATCGCGCCGGTATTGGTGAAAGCGACCTTGACCGCGACATACTGGCCTTCGACGATTGCTGTCAACGCTGGCGAATAGATGGCCTTGATTGTGTTCACCGTGCCTGTGTCTGCGATGTAAGGAATTTGAACTGTGTAGGTGTTCGACGTTCCAGCAACGCCAGACATGGCGTTCTGCAACTGGTAGACAGTCCCGGTGTCGAGTAGGTTGGCAATCATGCCGGCGGTCATGTCTCCGGCGTGGAGATCAGATCCATCAGGCCGCTTGATCGCCCTGTTGCCAAGACCATTGACGTTGATCACGCAGGCGGCCGTATTTGTGATCCCGATCAATACATGCAGCGGCATGCCCTGCCAGTACTGCTCCAGCGGTGGGTTCAATGTTACCACCAGAGAATTCAGCGTGCCGGTATCTATGCAAAAATTGAGAAATTGGCGACGGATCGAGCGTAACAGTTGGGCGAGGTCTCCATCTGATGGAGTGAACTGGCTGGCAGTTATGACATTGACGATCTCGCGCATCGGCTGTTCGATGGCGGCAGCCGGAGGGATCGAGCCTTCAATGCCTGAGGCCGGATTGCCGTTGATATAACTAGCATCGGGATCAGCTATGCCATATGGAGGTTGATACTTCATGACAAACTTCCTTTTAAGGCGTGCCCTCCATCGGGTCGCCGTTCATTTGACCAGAATAGTCGAAGATGATCATGGTGTGAGCCGGCTTCCATTCATTGAGCAGGCATTCCAAATCGTCGTCTATTCCAATTCTTAGATGAGGATCAACGCCACACTGGCCTTTGGTTACTCTGAACCATGTCAGCTTGGTCTTGGATGCGTGAACGGTCCAATAGAAACGGTTCTCTGGAGGACCAATCCGCCATCGATAATAACCGGCAGCGTCTCGAGTGTCACCCACGTTTGACACGCCGACCATAAATGGCGCATTCTCAGAAATGGTAATAGTGTAACCTAACAGGCTGGCGGCATAGATAAAAAACTCTCTCGACTGACCTCCAAGCAGGGTCATCTTTAGGATCAAAACATTTTGCCGTTCTCCGATGCTCTGGGCCTGGACGAAGCACGGGTCTGGCAAACCCCAATTGCGCTCCCAATCCGGCAGCAACTCAATGGTGGCTCTGGGGTCGCTCTCCCGCTCCAGCAGATCGGCGGCTCGGCCATCGACGGTCCCCCAATATTCGCAGAGCCCGTCGCTGGTCTGCCACAGCACGCTATCCATCGCGCGCTTTGGCCACGCCTGCCCATTAGGCAGCAGCGACAGAAAGGCTTCTCGGTAATCAGACCCGATCCTACGGACGTGCCGGTCAGACATAATAGATGCTTCCCAATATCGCCATGTTGCCCGCGGTCTGCATCACGTCATCGATATTATTATCGAGGTGATACGAGATGATGTCCGGCGCGCTCATGACCGCGTAGTTCTTCCATGACGCATAGATCGTTTGACCAGGCGCAGCCTTCTCGAACAACATGGTCTGAATGCTTTGCTCAATCTCGGCGCGAACCGCCTCAGTGTTCGGCACCAGCTCACTGATGGTAAAGTTTATTGGCTGTTGGATCGGAGCTACCACAAAGAAGTCCTTAACCGCCACAGGTCGCTTGCTGTCCAGATAAGCCGTGACGGCTTGAACATCGTTCTGGTTTGGAAATCCGTTATTGTCCGCTCTCAGATCATCCATCATGAACCTGACGGTCACGGTGCCAATACCCATCTCCAGCGGAGAGCACCACGCTCGCGTCACACCCGGCACCGCTTCCGCCCATGCCACGTAGTCGTTCTGATCGCCGCCCATCGGGGGCTGTCTAATTCGTTGCAGGATGCGAGCGCGAAGCTCGTCGTCGGTCTCGGTATCCGCACCACCGTCCATGATTATCACGGTGGCAGTTGGGTCCAATCCAGGGACTGGAGATACAAACGCCAGCGTATCCTCCGGGTTCATGTTGCCCACGCTGCCGGCATTTAATGCCGTCGCCGTGACGTTGGTCGGACCAGCACCTATAATTACCTGCTTTGTGGTCTGATACAACGAGCCCACCCCGAGCACGGCGCCGGAAGGGACGATGGTGTTTTGAGTTCCTGTGATGGCTATGATGCCAGTGGCCAGAGTGGCCTGCTTTCGGCCGATCGTCCCATCAGCATTGACCAGCCAGATATTGCCGTGCCTATCCAGCCACTCAGTCTCCGCCGTATCTGGCAAGAGCTGGAATGCGAGCCAATCTACGTACTCCAGCGTGAGGAAGCACAACGCACCCTGGCTGTCACTCATGACCCTCAGCACGCTGTTGGGAATCGTCGCGTCACTTCCCGGCAACGAGCCATGGATTGAATCCCTGACCAGCGACCTGACCTCTCTCAGCGTGGGAGTTGTCCAAGGCATTATCGTATCATCCCATTAAATTCCAGATGGCCACGGAGACGGAGCAATCCCCTGCCAGAGCATCTGGTATGCGAGGTCGATAGCTATCCTGGGCCCTCGGTAGATGCGCACCACCGCGTCGATCTCCTGCTTACTGGTTCTCATCGACATGACTTCAAACCTGCTGGCGATCTTGTAGTCAACGAATGGCTGGATCGCATCCCTGATGTAGTTCATGGCCCAGGCCTGGGTGGCTCCAAATTGGGAGGAGGAGGGCTCGATCGCGCTCCTCCTTAACAACCACAGCCTGCATCCTATCGGCCACGCATTCCAGATCACGTCCCCGTCCATGTCTCCCCACCATCCCTCCCTGTCTGACGAGTCGGGGTCCGGCAGTCGATCATCGACGCTCGCCAACGCGTTGGTGCCCAAGGCGACCATCACCGCGGTGGCCAGCACCCTGCTGTCATCGAGCTCCCCATCAGAGAGCAACTGCCAGTCTATAGTCACCGAGTATTTTGGAAACTCGGCGTTCTGGACGGTCCTGATGTCTACTGGAAGATTGGTCACTTCTTGCCCTTGCTGTTCTTGCATGGCCCCGAGAGGGTGATCAGAAAGTCAAACGAACCATCTCCAGCCTTGCCGCCTACGTAGACATTCTTGTCTGAGTTGACGTGGAGGTAAGTTTTGCCGTCGGCCAGCATCGTGTGGCACTCAGTTCCGCTCATCCTGGTCTGGTCCTTGGTCACGTCCATGAACCGAAAACTCTTCTGGCCGTCCTGATAGACGGCCTGCTGGCCCTTCTGCTGTTGGTCTGAGGATGATTGGCCACCACCGCTCCCTCCACCGCTGGGGTCTCTCGCGCTCCCAGATTGCTGGGATGTCTGTTGCTGCTGGCCGCTATCCTTGTCGAGCAACTGCAGGCGAACGGTCTTGTCTCTTGGACCAGTCATGAACCCGCCATCCTTCGAGAAGTGCATCTGGAGGAAGTCGGTAGCCGTACGGAACATCGCCACGTCGCCCTTGGCCAGGTTCATGAGCCGGTGCCGCCGGTCATCCATGTTGCCCATCACCGGAAAGCTTCGGTTGCCGCCCATGAAGCTGACGAAGCTCTCCGCGCTGGAAGTTATCTTGCCTTGAGCGTCCTTGATCGCGTCCATCACCACACTGGTGAAGCCGTAGTTCTGTGGGCTCTCGATGGCGCTCCTGGCCTCGTTGGCCATCATGTTGCCGTTGCTCTCTTGCATGTGCTGAGTGTCGTCTACTCCAGGGATGGTGGCCCTCGCGCCTCCGGCCACGTAGGATCGAAACGAAGAGTTGGCTGGCGTAGCTCTGTGCATGTTCATCTCCTCACGCGACTGGTGGAATGGTATTGCCAGGACTTACCGGGCCAGGAAGCTGGTTTGGAATTGATGGAATGGGTGATGGACCGACGTTCATCGGGGCTGTGTCCTTCAACGCCCACGGTTGCTTCAAGTCCAGTTGGGTCTGGGTCCCATTGCTATTGTCCTGGGTGAACGTAACCGTCTCTATCTTCATCATCATGTTCAATGGACACATCGGAGAGTAGACAAACACGTTGTCTCCCGGCCACCACAAGTTCGTGTCATCCCTGAACCAACCCTGGACCGTGATCGTCGCATCGATCTGAGGTCCCTCGTGCCACAGCGCCTCGTTCTTGGCTCGATCAATCACCTCCTGAATGTTCTTGACCGGCTGCTCCGACGGCGTAATCAGCAGACTGCCTTTGTAACCAGTGCCGGCCCAGCTGGCCTCGAGCTCGCTCGCCTGGGTACCCGATATGCCGTTGCTGCCGGCGGCGGACTGAGCCACGATCTTGTATTCATTGTAGGTGTGCTCCTTGTGAAACACGCACTGGCACTTCTTGATGTTCTGGCCCTCGATCAACTGGGTATTCAGGACCGGCATCTGGTGGTCGCCGATCGCCAAAAAGTTTCCCCAGCTGTCGCTCCCGAGGATGATGCCCCTGGGTCTGGCAATCCTCTCCAGGAAGTCCCAAATCGGCTCGCCGGGCTGGTTCTGGAGCTTGTCGAATGGAGTGGCGTTCAGACTGCCCACTGGAATGATCTTGGTCCCATAAGGACTGACCACCTTCTCGGCCACCTGCTGCCAGGTCATGCCGTCGAAGCTGCCGCTCTTGGTGTTGACGCTGCTCCTGGCCACCGGTGCCGTCGCGCTCTTGCCTTGGATCTCGATCCCATGCTGGGTGGCGTCATAGGCCACCTGCCTGGTCTCGATGTAGCCAGCGAGCACATTGACGCCGCCCAAATTGATCTGAACTAGCTCCGTCGTGTCTGGCATGAACTGGAGCTTGTAGAATATACCCGGAGGCGTATCTCGCTCCACGCTCGCGAAACGAAAATAGGAAAACGCATCGTGCCACCTGAGTTGGACGAAGATGCTCTCCCAGTCCTGAAAGTTAATCCCATTGACGATCAGCGTGGCCTGTTCGTATGGCACCCTCGAGTTGGGGTCTCTAGCCGGGATCGCGTATTGAGTCACCGGAGGAGCCGGCTCGGTGGTGCCTCCGGTGATGATCACTCGCGGAGGAGGGGTGGCGTCATTCATGACGAGAGCGCCTGGCCGGAGGTGGGACAAAACGCCGGGTGGACCACCCTGTTCTCCGCGCGTATCTCATCGTAGCGACTGGCGTCCCCATAGAGCTTCTGGGAGATGACCAGGCTGGGCAACACCTTGGCGAATTGGTACGAGAGCATATATGGCAATGGACGACCGGTCTCTACGAGATAGTTGACGATCGCCGCTCGAAGTCCAATGATCCCCTGGTAGCTCATCTGGGCCATGGTATCTGCTGCCACCTCCTCGGCCTTGTTGAATGGAGCCTGGATCTGAGTGATCAAATCATCAACGTCCTGGCGGCTTCTGAAAGTCATGGCCGAGATGATCTTGCCCTCTTGGGCCAAGGCGAGCATGATGGCGTTGTCGCGGACCATGGTTGCCCCGACGGACACCGGTTTCTCTACGTCCAATAAAATCCTGATGCCATCCATCTGAGGCAAAGTGCAATCGCACTGACGCACCATGTCAAAGCACAGATCCAACGGCGAGCCCATCTGGTCGTAATAGAGCAGCATGGTCGCATTTGCCGCCACCCATCCTATCAGTACGGTTGTTTGAACACCAATTAAATCAGTCTTGTTATTAATGACAGCAGACAAATTGACCAGAGTTCTCTGCACGATCCCAGTCGCCTCAATAGCTTCTGACTTGTCCATCACTTACCCCAATTTCCAAAGCGATCAACAAACGTGGGATTTTCCTGGGGAGGATCTGGCCCAGCCATATTTGCCTTGGTCTGGTCGCGGAGCGTATCCGCCGCAGAATTGAGCACGGTGTTCGTATTCTGAGACGGAGTAAGATACTGCGGAGGCAAACCGAACTCAACGAACTCTATGTCGAATGTGCAGTAACCTCCAAACCTGTCCTCTTCCGTCATCCTATATCTGGTGACTACTACGTTCTCGGACGGCCTAGTCGAGAGAACCAATACACCGGGCCCGGGCTGCTCCAGCGCCGTGATCAACGCGTCCCTGCCGACCCTGTAGTCCGTGTTATACAGCCCATCGAGCGTGGGACCCTGCGCCGTGAACGGATGCGTGATGAAGTACGCCCTGACGGTGAAGCTCTTGGCCCTCCTGCCCATGTCCTCCGCGTACGGCAACTCCTTCTTGGGAAACTCATGCTCCACGTTCCTCCGGCCGCTGTCCCTGCTGTTGGCCTCGGTGAAGAACATGGCGTTCCTGAACGAGGCCGGGACCCAGTTGTCTCGAAACGGAAGGTGGATGTCCTTGATCGTAGCCATCAGTCGGCCGTTTCTGCGAACGAGGACTCCTTTGGTCCAGTCTCAGCCGGCACCATCTGGGTGCTTCTCTCCGGCGAGGTCGGCTTGAACAATCGCTTACTGCCTAGAGTGGCGTCGGATCCATTAGCCCCAATGTTCACGGCCACCTTGCCGGTCGCATCCACCTTCACAGTCTTGACCGACTTTTGATCAACGATCACCCTGTCTCCAGTCGCTGTAGAAACTTCTCTGGTTATATCAGGCTTTTTACCAAGAGCGGCGTCTCGCGCCTCTCTCCATTGATCATCGGTTAAGTGGTACGGCTCCTGAACGCGCGTCTCATATCGCGACATTGCCTTGAGGAATTTGATGCCATCCTCAGAGGCGAGAAACTCGGGAGTGATCCTGGTGTTGCGAGAAATACCAGTCATCTTCTCGATGGTCGGTGCGTACGATGTACCGTGACCAACCCAAGTCTGGATCAAGTCTTGCATCGTCTTGCCAGAGTACAACGGGCTGTTCGCCATCTTGCGTATGGCTGCGGCTGCCCCAGCCTGCTTGCTTGGAAAGACGGATGGAGTATCAAATTGTGTGATCTGGCGACCTGGCTTTCCTCCCTGCTGCTCAGCATACTTGTCGTACCACATATTGAACGGATTATTAAACCGCTCACCAGCCGCTCGAGACTTGTCGGAGAGTTCACCTTCAGTTGGATAGGTGCCAGGAAAAGTTGCACTTGGACCACCAACGGCACCAGGACCAGCAGCCTTGCCTCCGATCCTTCCACCTGCCATGGCGGCCGCAGCCGCCTCTGGCGTACTAGCACCAATCGCACCCATGGACTTTGCGCCCTTGGTAAAGGCGTCGAGCTCGGGCGCGCCTATGCTACCCATACCTGGCAAGTTACTCAATCCACTCATCGATGGACCAGCCGAAGGACCTGATGATGAAGGACCGGCAGCCCCTCCGCCGCCTCCGCCGCCGCCTCCGCCTCCGCCGCCGCCGCCGCCGCCGCCGCCTCCGCCTCCGGGCATAGCGCCGCCGCCGCCTCCAGGCGGCACGTTGATGCCCAACTGCTGGGCAGTCAGATAGTCATTAAGCCTCTTCAACTGGCCTGTGTTGTCCTTCATCGTGTTCTTGTATTCTTCGTTGTCATCGGCCATAGAGGAGAGCAGGTGAGTGGCCTTCGCCTCTCCCTCCTCTCCGCCCTTGGCCTTCGGCAGAGCATCAAGACCTAGCTGGTTGGCCAATCCCTTCTGGTCACCCTCACCCTTGCTGGTGCTCTGATACAGTTCGGTGATCCACTTCCAAAACTTAATCGTATTGACACCTGGGATCATGTACGACTGGACCTCGAAAGCTCCCTTGGCGACCTCCTTGGTCAGCGGCTTCTCCCACAACTCGTGCAGGGTCTTGGTCAGAGAGATGGCCAGATGCAGTCCGCTCACGACCACGCCGTCTGGACCCAGAGCGGAGGTCGATATTTCATCCATCCAATCATTCCACTCCTTCTTGAGGTCCTTGATCCCCGTATAAAATTCCTTCGTAGCGGCGGCCTGGGCGTCGATCCTGGCCCTCTCCTCCGCGGTCACCGGCGTAAGTCGAACACCTCGCAGAATCGGATCTAATCCCCACTGGGCCAAGAAGGTCTTTGTGAACTCCGTAGCGTCAGCCAGGTTGTTGTTGGTGTCCTTCATCCTCTCATTGAACACGACCTGGGCCTGGGCCATCGCCTTGTTCATGGCCAGGATCGGGTCCTGCTCCTTCAGGATGCTCTGAATGCCGGCCTCCATCTCATCCCGATGGCGACCAGCCATGTTCAACAGCTTGAGGTGCTCTTCGCTGCCGGCGCGACCGATCTGGGCGTACTTCTCGTTGAACCTGGCCACGTTGGCGTCGGCCTGGTCTGCGCCTAGTCCGATCCTGTCCAGCTGCTCCTCTATGCTCTTCAAGACCGCCGGGTGGACGCCGAACACCTTAGCCTTGTTGTTGAGCTCAGTGATCTTGTTCGAGAACTCATTCAAGTTGTGGAGGCCTGCGATCACCACGGTACCAAACGCCGTGACCGCGGCACCGGCTGCCCCGAACTTCCCGATGAAGCCAAGCATGGCCTTCTCGCCGCCCAGTGCGAGCTCTTGAAGCTCCTTGATCTGCTTGGCCAGTTCGGCGTGGCCCCTCTTGAACCTCTCCACATGACCCTGGGCCGCCCCGCCGCCCAGCTGGGCCTGTGCCGCTGCAATAGCCTTAAAACCGGCGGACGCGTTGTCCGTCAGCGTGATGACCAGCCTCAGCTCTTCAGTCTCGGTAGGCATCAGTCAGCCTCAATGGGCATGGTTCTATTCGTCTCTGTCTTGGCAAATGCTCCCTCTCCATTGACCTTCACATCTGCTCCTCTCGGAGCATTGACGTCGGCAGTCAGCTTACCGTTAACTTCAACTGTTGTAGTCCTGACCGACTTGGCGGCAGCATCAATCACATTTCTGTCATCCAACGGCTTAGCGAGCAATGGCAATTTTCTTAATTGCTTTTCCGGAAAATGTCGACCACGGCTACCCATAATATCGAGATGCATAGGATCAGCAACACCGCTGCCTGCGCTAGTATCAAATGCACCACCCCAGCCAAGCGTGCCAACTCCCGTCCCCTTCACAAGCGCTGGATCATTCTCAGAGGCCCACGATTGCGCGCCCTGCGCCCATAGCTGATACATGCCGGTCGGATCGTCTCCACGATTCGAAATATAACCATTAGGACCGTAAATTTTCACATCTATGGCACGACCGCCAAGATGCGGCCCAGCCCCAACGTGCGTGCCAGAACGTGCACCTGAACTGATTTCAACGCGATAGCCCTCGGGCAGATAGGCCGCACCTGCTTTTGCTGCTGCTAAAAGACGAGGCTGAACACTTGGACCCATACCGTGCGGATCGGTGAACTTACCACCACCAGCGGAAGCAGGAGCCGTAGGAGCGACGGGAGTATCAGGAGGAGCCTTGGTGCCTCCTCCAGTGCCAGTACTTGGGTGACTTTCTCCAGATCCCTTACCAGTGCCTGGACCAACGCTGCTACCATTCGGAGCAGTGGGGACTGGGGCTCCATCTCCATATGTTCCAGTGGCTCCTCCACCTCCATATGCTCCACCAGCACCCTTACTAAATCCTGGTAATCCTCCGAGACCCTTCAGCTCGACATCACCCTGATCTAGCAGTTTGAAGTTCTCATTTAATCGCTTCGTCTCTGCCGTATTTTTCTCGATGTTCTTAAGGTAGTCGTCGCCCTGTCTCAAACCGTTGTCGACTTCTCTGCGATCCTCTATGTTCTCGGATCGCCTCATCCACTCCCAGCCCTTGCCCACGCCAGGGATCTGATCGCTAACGGTCGAGCCGGGAGCGGGAGCGGACATCAATCCAGCCGGTTGCTCTGTGGCCGGCTTCGCCGGAGCGGTTGGAGCACCCCGCCAGCGCTCCTCAAACGTAGCGCCGCCTCCGCCCAGGACGCTGCCCAGCAGGTCCTTGGTCGTGAGCGGTCTGGTGGGAGCACCAGATCCAGCAGGCTTTTTCTCCGAGGGACCAGTCCCCTTCCAGAGCTCGCGAAGCTCCTTGACCAGATCCAGCATGAGATGGAGACCGCTTACGACCACTCCGCCGGCACCCAACAGGCTGGTGCTCAAGTCGGCGCCGAGCTCCTCCACCTCGTGGTGAAGATCTGAAACGACCTTCTTGAACTCTCCGGTCGCCTTGGACCTGGCGTCCATCAGCTTCTTCTCTTCCTCGGAGACTTCCTCGACGTGGCGGAGGACCTTCAGCACCGGGTCCAATTCCCAGAGCCTCATGAAGTCGTTCTGAGACTTGATCGCGTCGGCTCGATTGCCATCCGTCTCCTTCATCCTCTCGTCGTACACCACGTACGACTGCCGAATAATCTCCTGAAGCTTACCGGCCTGGCTGGCCTGGGCCTCGATGCGCTCTATGCCCTGCTCCATCAGCGTGCCGAATTGTCCAGCGGCCTTGATCATCTCCATCCGCTTTTCGCTGCCGATCCGGTTCACCTGGGCGAGCACGTTGGACAGGCCGGCCATACTTTGCTCGACCGATCCGGCGGTGACGCCGAGCCGGTCGTACTGCTCGATCAAGCTCTTCAGCTCCGCTGGATGCATCCCAATGACCTTAGCCTTGTTGGTCAAATCAACCACCCTGTCCGCAAACTCCTTCAAGCCGCCCAATCCAACCAAGATCGACGCAGCAAATCCACCCATGGCTGCACCGGCCACGCCGAACTTTCCAATGTATCCAATCAGTGCTCTGCCACCGCCCTCGGACAGCTCGGCCAACTCCTTGATCTGCTTGGCCAGCTCGGACTGCTCCTCCTTCAGCTTGTCCATGGCCGTCTTGCCGGCTCCAGAGGCGAGCTCTTTGAGCTCATCGCGTATCCTCGAGACGCCCTCGGACGCCTCGTTGATCAGGCTTACGCGAAGTTGAAGCTCTTGGAGCTCGTTGGGCATCTATTCTCCCGACTCTCTTGCGCGCGTCCTCTCGAGCTGAGCAGTCCTGGACAAGTGGAGCTGAACCTCACTGATAGACATCTCGAGAAAGATGCGAGGATCGAGGTGGTAGTAGCTGGCCAGTCGATAGCAGTCGATGATCATTCCATCGTCGATGACTGTAGTCACCACGCCCGCAGATCTGGTAAAAAAAATTTTCGCAAACGATACGCACAGCTGTTCCAGTCACGCGGATCCATCGCCTCGAGCAGGGGAGGAAGAACACCGGAGAGCGCACCCATGATGTAAGTCATCTTGCGCTCCTCAATGATGATCTCACCGTCCCAAAGCATCCTCGTCGGATTACCGATCCTGTTAATTTCACTGGCCCTGGGCTCCCTGAAGACCAAACTGGTGACCATCTCTCCCTTGTCGTTCATGATCGGACGATACAGGAGTTGAACGGTCACCGGCCATTGGTCGGCGCTCTCTCGGATTTCCTTCCTGAGCTTATCAGCCTCGCTTATCGGAGGCTCGGGGACTGGAGCCTCGATCTTCTTTTGGGAAGGGAGTGGCTCCTGAGGAATTGCAGATAGCGGAGCCTCAGACAGCGGACCCTCTGGTGGAACGAAGCCCTCCCTGATCCGCGGCTGACCATTTCCCTTGGTCGGTTCTACTGTCATTTTTCACCTCACGCGATTGAAATCTCCTGGCAGGCCAGGCCCTCCCAGCGGACCCTGACCTGACCGTCTCGAGTATTGTTCTCGAAGCCGCACTTGCAGGTCCCGCCGGTCAGCGTATATTGCATCCCATTGGCCAACTGGGCGATCACTGTGACGTCGGTCTCCGTCTCGAGGTCTTCGAGCAAGAGACCAGGTATGGTAGACAGGTCGCCCTCGATGTACGGCACTCGAGGAAGCTCTTGGTATCCATGGACGCCGTCTTGGCCGGCAATCATGGTGCGCTCCACGGAGCTTGGACTTACGGTGAAGTTGCCGCGGAGGGCCAGCTGAGTGCCATCCACGGTTAGAAATGCGATGCCAGCAAATCGCTGTGCCATAGGTCAGTCTCCTTTCAAGGTTGTAAAATACTACGGAGCACCAGAAGAGGCCTGGAATGGAGGCGGTGCCGCCCCAATGATCTCGGTGTCGATGCCTCGATCATACTGGAGCCTGAACTGGGCCAGCACCGCAAAGATGCGCAGCTGGTTGATCAGGTCGGGCGGATAGAGCACGTTGACCCGATTAGGATTGTTGGGATCACGCTCCACGATCAGATGGGCCTTGAACGCCTTGAGGTTCTCGACCAAGCCATTCCACATATCCATCTGGTATTCATTGACCAACTCAGCCTTGATGATCCCTGGCGTAACAATCGCCTGGCCAGGCCCAAACTTAGTCCCGTCGTCCGCCAGCTTGCTTCGAGGAAACTTGCTAGTGATCGCCTGTCGCTGGTTGCGAAGCAACTTAGCAAGAGTCGCCAAGGTGGTCACCAACTCATAGGCATCGTCGCTCTGCCCATAGAGGTTGAGCTGATACATCGTCTGCTCTCTGAGGATCATCGGCTGGCCGTCGCTGCCGACCTCCTGGATGGCCAAGCCGTTGGAGGCCAGGCTGTTCAGCTCTGGGAAGTCAAAGCGATCCTGGAGGTGACAACTCTTGATCATATTCAGCGAGAGGGTCTGGAGGGGTCTCGCAGGATCGTTGATCAAAGCTCGCTGGGCCTTGGCAGCGTAGGCCGCCGCGCATTGAGACATCGAGGATGGAGTCGATTGCTCGAAGGCCATGACCGACTCTACCCCACTGTTGCCGGACGCGCCAAATGTCAAGAGATTGGCATAGGTCCCGCGCTTGGCGCTTAACACATGGCCGAACTGCTGGCGCTCCCAGCCCCAGCGACCTGTGTCCGTAAAGCCGTACTCCTGGTCCCAAGCTATGAGACTGGAGGCGTCAGTGTAGCCCAACGCCACGTACTCAAAATCCAACTTCTGGATGTTGTTGATCCCATTGGTGAACACCGGAACTCCAGTCCCACCGGTCAACAAGCCGGTAACTGGAAGCGTGATACCGAGCCCGGGAGGAGTAAACTCAGATCCGACGCTTCCATAGTAATTCATCTGGACCGTGAGCTCATTGCCATTGACACCCTTGAACAGGGACGTCAGCGTGACTACCCCGGCCGCAGACGCCGCGGACACCGGCAGCGCCGGCTGGCCTGCCACATAGGCTCCATTGATGGCACTGACGATCGCCGCAGCGATAGTCGTAGGAGTATCTGTTACCATGATGTTCACGGGAACGTGGTCTCCGGCTATGTACAGGTGGATCGTGCCTGGCTGGGTCGGTGCAGCAGTGATCGTAATAGTTCCAGTGGCAGCGACTCCTCCAGTCGGCTCTGCCACCGGAAGTCCCCAGACCTCGTTGGCAAAATTGTTGGCGTAATAGGCCTGGAACATTCTGGACAGTTCAGACCCTGCACCAAACGCCTGGTCGGCCTGGGACTGGCTGCCGATCGGCACCGGAATGTCAGGCGGAGCGCTCCCTGGAGTGATCTTGACGCCGACCATCAGCGCCTTAAGATTGATGGAGGGCAGGCCCGCCATGGATGGATCGACTTCGACCCAATACAGAGGGACCTTGATATTGGAAGGAATATTGGCAAAACTGATGGGCATGACTTTTCTCTCCTTTACTGATCGTCAGCCGAAGAAGTCTGCTCATCGGCCAGTTTAATTGAACCTTCTCTCAGTCTCCTCTGGGTAAACGTGTCGTTGGGCCACTCAATCGACCCTTCTGCTCGGAAGCCTCCGGCCTTTGGATGCTTCAACAACTGACGCATGTCGTCTGCGGTAAAGCCATCGCCGTCGGAAGGCACCACGCGCACTCCCTTGATTGCCGTCCTGTCTCTCAACTTCTTGATCCGGGCATTCATGAGCTCTCCCGGATAAACAATCTTGGTTACGACATCCATGACTAGCTCCTTCTCGCTGCTCGCAACGTATTGAACATGTACTTGACCGTGATCTGCTGGACTTGCGTAGTATCTCGACCATCCGGCGGATAGGCTGTGGTAACGTCGATCTCATCCAACATGTCTGTGATGTCCGGATACCACTCACTGCGAGTGAAGCAGCTGACCTCGTACTGGAGCTCACCAATCGGCGTCTCGTTGTTGAGCCCAGCGTTGCCGAACACGTGGCGCCTCGAGCCCCTAGTGACACTCTCTATGCCCACGCCCTCTGGATTGTTGTTGACCAGCACGTTCATCAGCTTTATGTCCGTCCAGAGAGAGCTCATGATTTGGAGGTAGGCGGCGTCGATCCCATGCTCCAAGGCGATAGGGTCATTGTTGGCCTGGATCACCGAGAAGCCCACGCGACATGTGTGGTTGAACCTGATGCATCCGGCGTTGGCATCGCCGTCAGGGACCATCACCTCGTCTACGATGTACACACCGAGGTAAGGGATGAGGTCCGCCTGGACTGGCTTTATCTTGGTCTTACGAAAGGTGTAGCCGGAGAAGTAAGGATTGGCCGCGACAACGTTGTACATCGCGTCCCTGATGTCTACTGCGAAGCTCTGCTTCTCCGTAATTGTTATTCTACTCTGCGAAGAGAACAGGGGCGCCAGCGTGATGTTAGCCATCGCATTGTTGATATCCGCAACCATAGCTATTACGGTCATCGATCCCAATGTCGTATTGACAGACGCATCAAGCATCATGCATTTCCATCTGTCATAGTGAACGAGGTCACGTGGACAATCTCACCCACTCCTATAGACACATCGTCGACTATCATGTCACCACCACCGCCCGACTCGGTGATCGTTCCCTGCATATGACAGGTGACCCCCGTGCTGTCTACGATCCGAAAATAACCAGCAGTTCCAATCGCCAGACCAGTACAGGCTATCGGTGTATTGTTGAACGACTTACTTCCTCCGGAGGCATTGGCTGCCCAGTCAGAGGCCAAGGCTTGTTCAATGAGCTTGCTTCCAGTAGAGGCGGCAGCGCAATTGATCGGCATAGGACCAGACCACATTCGCAGCAAAGGAGACGGTCCGACGGCGGTCTCGAACGAGTCAAGACGAGCGTTGCGAACAGCGACGGAGAGTTGTATTGTCATGGCACTATCGCCTTCAATTCAAGAGTGACCTCCCCACCTCCGTTGTGGAACACGTTGGTTATCTCAAAGCTGCCCTCAGCGGGCAGACCCGTGATGGGCTCGGGTGGAATGTCTATGGTGTCTCCCTGCACCGGCAGCGCCGAAAACTCGCTGGCCCTTATGTCCAAGATGGTTTGCTGATCGGAAAAGATGCTGCCGTCCTCGAGCATCACGTTCAAGGTGCGGCTGTCGTAGATGCCTCTGTTGCCTCCGGAGAAGGAGTTGCCCAGGGTCGACGTAAAGTTCACTGGGCGACCAAACACATCTTGGGTCGGCATGTAGACGAGCGTCGAGAAGTTTACCGCCATGACAGCTCCTTCTCCATCAAGTCATCCATCCTCTTGACCAACTTCTCATAGAGCTCGGGCCTCAAGATCGGTCTGTTGGTGCCGGACCTGACCACGCCGAGCTTAGGCCTGTTGGCCGTCTTGCGGGCTCGCAGGATGGACTTGATCTTCCTTTGGTCCCGCTCGACCACCCTGGAGGTTGGCCAGATGTCGGTCTCCACGGTGTTCGCATCGGGCGTCTCTGTATTGGGAAACCGGCGACGCATGTCCTCCGTCTGCCAGGCAGTCAGCTCCTCGGCCATGTGCTTGGGAAACTCCTCGAGCTTCTTGGCCATGGAATCGAGCCTGGCGACCAACCCACTGACATCCAGGGTTATGACCAGCATCAGACCTCGAGCCTCACGTAGTGCATGAGCAGAGAGTTGGCCGCCCCGCCGATGATCCCCTGGATCGTCAGACCCTTGCCCTGCTGGGTGGCATCGAAGTACATCACGCGGCTGTCCTTGTGGGATATGCTCCGTATGCCAATCACAGCCAGTCTGTTCATCAGCGCCTGGCCCTCTCGAACCAGCAGGGCCGTTGCCTGCTTGAGTGCGGGCGGCGTCTCATCAGGCAGCAGATAGCCTCCCCAGTAGGTCACCTTGATCGGCTCGTCATTGGTCGAGAGCAGCTCAATCTTTCCTGACTTCTCTTCGATCTCGTAGGTCGAGGGGTCGAGCACGGATCCGGTCGGGCTCTCTACCGTGAGCGAGGCTGCGGGATCAATCGGGTAGTGGCTAAAGAATAGTCTGGTCATCACATTCGTAGCGTCATAGTT